GAGTGCCCTTGAACGGGATGACCGGGCCGGCGTTGGTGGTGTCGCCGGTCGCGGTGTACGCGGCGGAGACGACCGGGACAGGGAAGCTCTCCAGCTCCTGGATACTCGCCATGATCTTTCCTCCTCGGGCTGCGGGGGCCGGCCGCGAGCCGGCCCCCAGCGATTCCTGGATCCGCTACACCGTCATCGAGGTGGTGGCGGAGGTGGTGCCCGAGGGCTCGATGGTGACCTTCAGGAGGCGCGACTCGTAGCCACGCTTCGCCATCAGGATGCCCTCTTCCGTGAACAGCTGGACGTACTGGTTGAGGGCCAGGTTCGCCGCGTCGTACACGGTGTCGAGCCGGATTACGTCGGAGACGCCGGCCACCCAGGTCCCCGGCGCGTACATCAGGCCGTAGACGGTGGTGGGCAGCGTGTAGATCTGCGCGGCCGGGTTGCCGACGTTGGTGTGCGTGTCGGTGGTGAACCGGCCGCTACCCCACTGGTTGGCGGTGGTCGGCGTGTTGAACGCGTCCTGCCAGTCGTAGACCAGCTGGAGACGCATGTTCCGCGCGTTGAACCAGGCGGTCAGCTGGGACACGGCGATCGTGAACGCGTCGTCCGGACTCATGAACGTCCGGCGCTGGATGTCGGCCCGCACGTACTCGACCACCCAGTACGGCAGGATGACCTCGATCTGGTCGGTCAGGCCCATCCGGTACCGGTACCGGTAGTCCATCGCCTGGATGCCGAAGGCGGCCAGCAGCCGGGACACCGTGGTCAGGTCCTTGGACTCGACGACGGTACCGGGCCAGTTCGCGCCGGTCAGGTCGATCACCGTGCTGCCGTCGGTGACCACGTTCAATTTGAACGCGTTCATCCGCCGGTTGTGCACCACCATGGCGCCACGGCTGAACCGGGCCACCAGTTCCGGGTATCCCCGGTCCTGGAGGAAGGCCCCGGTGATCTGGACGCCGTCGACCTCCAGCCGCGTGTTCGTGAAGGACGGACACGGCACGACCATGGTCGGCTTGGACGTGGCCGCCTGGACCTGGGCCTCCGTCTGGTGCCAGTAGCCCTGGGGCCATGCGGGGCTCGACGAGGAACCACCCCAGATGGCGGAGAAGTCCGGGCCGGCGGTGTACTGGATGCCGCCCCTGCTGATCTGGAGTTCCGGCACGTCGTACATGCCGTCCGTACCGTTCTCGATCTCGTACAGGTCGTACAGGATCTGCGACGGCGCGCACCAGCCAGCAGCGGCCGTCAGGGCCCCGCCCGGGAGCCGACCCATGCTGACCGCGTGCTCCAGCTTCTGGTACGCGGCCTCCTCGTTGTCGCCCGGCATCAACCGCAGCTCGGCCGGATACTCCCGGCGGACCTGGAGGACGTGCCGGCGCGCGCTGGCCTGCATGCCGCCCTCGGCCATCGAGCGCAGGATGTCCATCTGCTCGTCGAGCGCCTGGCCGACCTGCTTCCAGTCCTTGAACTTCTGGCCCGGGGTGACGCCCGCGTTCGCCGAGTCGGCAGACGAGACGAGCGTGCCGTAGTGCTGCCGGTCCTCTTCCACCTCGGGCGCCTTGTCGGCTGGCCCCTTGCCGGCGGAGGCGGCCACGGCGGCCACGCCGACCTTCTTGCGGGCCGCCGGCTTGTCGCCACCCTCGTCGCCATCGGGCTCGTCGTCACCGTCCGGCTTGGCGGCCGGCTTGGTGGCGAACTGGGCGGCGGCGTCCTTGGCCTTCGCGGACCGTACGGCGCTGGCGGTGTCGGCCTCGGTGCGCCGGGTGCGCTCCTCGCCGACCCCGGTGACGACGGCGGACAGGCGCGTCAGCGTGTCCAGTTCGGCGTCGGGGATGTCCTCGCCCGCGTTGACCTTGTCCGCGAGGGGCTTGGCGGCGGCGAAGGCGGTGTCGTACAGCTCGTCCAGGGTCTCGTCGGTGACCGCGTACGCGCCGTCGGCGTTGGTGGCACTCAGATTGGTGGGGAGTTGGATCTCTGCCACGTCCATGGGGAGCTGTCCTCACGTTCGCTCCACACGTCGCGGCCGGCCCTCCCGCCAGCACCGTCAACGTTGCTGGCCGCTACTGTACGCATTCCTCCAGGTGGGACGCAACGACCGAAGATCTCGAAGTGGCGCGGTATCGCACGGGTGCCGTACCGTGGTGGACACCTCCTCCTCTCCGGGGATGTGTCTCGGCCCGCCGGCCTGGTCACCGGCGGGCCACATCTCTGTGTGGACCCGATCTCCCTGTAGAGGTATACTCGACAGGTAAGCGGGCGGGGCAGGCTGCCGCCAGGGCGCACCCGGCAGGGTGCCGGACATCGGTCCGTGCCCACAACCAAGACCGGCCCCCCGCCCGCACCAGTCCTCTATCAGGAATGGGAGATCACCATGGTCAACTGGCGCAGGCAGCCACGCCTCACCGCCAAGTCCGACGCCGACCTGGCCCGCCGCGTCAAGGAGAACGAGGAGGCGCGCGAGCGGCAGGCGAAGGCCCAGCCCGTCAAGCCCGAGGACGTGAGCGGCCCTCTGGGCAACCCGGACCGCTACGTCAAGGATCTGCCGAACGAGATGCCCGACCGCTGATCCGCGCAATTCCCGATAGGAGAGAGGGGCGTAGCCGTGACCGGATACGCGGGGCTGGACGACTTCCAGCCTGCGGTACTGGCGCTTATCGCATTCATTGAGAACGAGGTCAAGACGGCATTCCTGCTGGCCCGGGATGCACTCCAGGATCCCATGATCAGTAGCCTGTCGCTCGCCGGCACGCAGACCAGGTATGCGGCGGAGATGGCGCAGATCACCTTGCCGAGCCACGTCGCGCATATCACCGGGGCCGGCATCGCCGCCGCCCTGGCCGAGGTGGGCCAAAAGCTGGACGAACAGGGCGCGGCGCTCTCGCTCATGGCCGAGCAGATCGACGACCAGCTCGGCGCCATCGAGCATGTGCTGACGCTTCTGCGCAGCTTCATCACGCGGGCGGTGTGACCGGGCGGGAAGGGGGGCGTCCGGACCGGCCGCCCCCCGGCTTCATCGACATGACCCGGCGCCGCACGGATGATGACCGGATCCGTGTGGCGAAGTGGTTCCTGGAGAAAGGCGTCCAGGTCGAGTGGACGATACCTAGCGCGGAGATCAGCGATCAGACCACGCACGGCACGGTGCTGTGGGTGGGGCGCGGTAGCGGCATGCCCGAGATCGTGATCGAGCCGTGGTACCAGGCCAGGGACAGGTGGTACCGGGGCGAACAGACCGTCGCGATACCACTCTGGGCGATCAAGTCGATCCGGCGTTGGACTCCCCCGGCGCCACCCCCACGGCGGCGGGTACCACCACCACGGAGGCCGATATGAGTGGAGAGAAGCGCGGACGGCGCCCCCGGGGTTCACCCGAGCGCATCATCTACATGAACGACTACGCCACCCCCGAGGCCCAACGCGCGACGACGCGCACCTACCTCCGTCACTTCGTGCGGATCCACTGGTCACCGTCCGGACGTGCCCGGGACGATACCTTCATCGAAGGCCAGATGATCGATCTCATCGAGTTCAACGGGCTGTGGGAGATCGTCCTGGCGCGGTACATCCCCGGCGGCAAGGACGAGCACGGCAACGACCGGGACTGGCGGTACTCGGGCCACTACTACAACATCCCCCTCCATTCGGTGGTGGCGATCAGGCTCTGGCATCCGCACTCCCCACCGCACGGTTTCCAGGGGCGTCGGCCGCCCGGCTTCTGACCTGCCACGCATAGGCCACCTTGACATCACCGTCAAGGTGGCCTATGCTGTAGAGCATGACACGACAGGCGTTCGAGGAGGCAAGGATTTTGATGGACCCCAAGCCCATGACCACCCACGAGTTGGCCCGCGCGCTGCTCGACGGCCCGGACATGCCGGTCGGCGTGACCGTTGTCGGCAAGTTCGGCGACGAGGCCAGCGGAGGCGCAGCGCTGAGCGACAAGCCCGGCGCCGGCATCACCATCGAACTGAACGAGCGCTGGCGGTTCGTCCAGGTTATCGGTTACGCGGCTCCGGCGTGGCCCTCAGTGGGCCGCCAGCGCGCAGGAGAGGAATGATCATGGCTATCGACATCGAGGCCCAACGCGCCGAGCAACTCGGCGAGCAGCTGGCGGAGTTGGCAACGCGGATGGGGCAGGCGGCCGGAGAGATCATGCGGGCAGCCCACCGCGTCCGTTCATTGCCGGAACGGGCCGCCCCGGACTACGAGACGTACCACATGCACGCGCAGCTCGCCGAAAACGAGCTGGTATCCCTGATCGCTAACGCCCACTTTGCCAACGTGGTCCGTAACGCCTGCGAGGCGGACGCGGCCCGGCCGATGCTCAAGCGCCGGACCGTCGGAAAGGACGTACCGTGATCCCGAATCCCGCCACCGGCCGGACCGTGCACGCGCAGCTGACCCGCGAGATCGCGGTGCTGTACCGGCGAGCCCGCGCCATCCTTGGCGAGCAGTGCGAGGCGACGGTGGCCGGAGTCTCCCGCTTCTACTGGCGCGAGCTGGCCATGGATACCCCGGACGCCGACGAGACCACGCTGGCCACCCGGGCGCGCCAGGCCGCCCACGACATCGCGACCGAACTGCACGTCCAACCGGACTTCCGCTGGTGGGGTACGCCGCTGGGCCGGGCATGCGCCTGGCACATTGGCTACTACCAGCAGGATGTTCCGCGCGAGGTGGTGGCCGAGGTGCTGGATATCAGCCGGCAGGCGGTCCACGATCGGGTACGCCGTGTCGGCGGGTTCACGGCAGAGATGTTGCGGGATGCGTACCGGGCCCAGTGGGACGCCTTGACGGGTGCGTCAAGGCGGGCTATGCTGTAGAGGTACGCACGACAGGGACCGACCAGGAGGTCACCATGGAGATCAAGACCCACAGCCAGCACGGGTTTTTCGCCTACGTCGACACCGAGGGCACAGTCGCCCGGTACCGCTTCACCATGGACGGGCGCGGCGGCCAGGGGCCTTACACCTTCGACGCCCTGGTGGACGAGGCCGGCGACGAGCACCAGATCGTGATCGTCCGGGAGGGCGAGAGCGGTGAAGGTGTCGTCACCAACGGCAACGCGGCGCTCGGCGCCTACGAGGTCTTCGCGGATGACTCCGCGACCGTGGAGGGCATCAAGATCCCCGAGGGCATCCAGCTGCACATCATCCCCGAGACCGTGGCTACCTACGTGGTCCCCCGCACCGGCCGCTGGATCACCGCGCTAAACCTGACCGCCCACTGACGCCCTTGTGCGGCGCCCGGTCCCGGAGGGGTGGACCGGGCGCCGCACTGGAGTCTCAGGAGAGGAGACCGAGATGATCGACCACAACACCAGGATGGGTGTCCTGTTCGGCACCGCCTACGGCGACGCGCTCGGCGCGGAGACCGAGTTCATGCGCTACGGCGAGATCCTGCACAGGTACGGCCAACTCGGGCCAGCCACACCCGCCGTTCACGACTGGAGGGTCACCGACGACACCCAGATGACGCTGGCCCTGGCCGAGGCCATCGCGTCCGCCACCCGTCAGACTGCGCCGCTCATGACCGATCTGGGACGTTCGTACCTTCTCCGCGAGGCGGTCCGGACCGAGTTTCTTGCCTACCTGGACGGCCGGTACGGTGGCCACGACGGGCGCCACCCGGGCATGACCGTAATGACCTCGCTGCGCCGGCTGGCCGGTGGTGCCCCTCTATTCCGGGCTGGCGACCAGTTGTCCAAGGGCTGCGGTGCCAACATGCGGGTGGCACCAGTCGCGCTCTTGCCGTGGGGCGAGATGGACATGATCTACGCCGCGCGTATGCAGGCGGTCATCACCCACCGGCATCCCACGGCCGTAGCCGCCGCGCAGCTGACCGCCCAGGCGGTCCGGGCCCTCGCCACCGGCTGCTCGCTGAGTGATCTGCTGCCCTACCTGGTCAGCGAGTGCCAGGACTGGGCGATGGCGACCCGCGAGGGCGCGTTCCCGCGTCCGCTCCAGGTGGCCCGCATGGGATGGTTCGAATGCCAGGACGCACTCTGGTCAGTCGAGACCGCGCTCCAGGTGGACGACCGGTACGCGGACCCGTGCGTGATAACGGGTGAAGGCTGGACGGCCGAGCAGTGCCTGGCCACCGCGCTGGCCTGCCTGCTCCTATTTCCCGGCGACCCGGTGTTGGCGATCCGGCGGGCCGCCGCGACGGGCGGCGACAGCGACTCGATCGCGGCGATCACGGGCGCGCTGGCCGGCGCCGCGTACGGCTTCACCGCCTGGCCGGCCGACTGGTACAGCAAGATCGAGTTTCGCCAGGAGCTGGAGGGGGCGACGGCGTGAAGGACCGCCCACCGAATGGCAGCCTAGTCCGAATCGCCGCCGGGCTCGCGACAGTGATCGACGGGGACGTGACGCGATCCCGCGCACGTGGGATCACCGTGCTGCGCCTTCACAGCGGGAACTACTACCTTGACCGGGACGGAAGCCCCCGTGAATCGCCGTCCCGGTACTCGGAGCACATCCCAGATGGGATGTACGAGCTGACAGAGCCAGCTAGCCTGACCGGCTTCTGCGCGCACTGCGGTACGCGACCGTGCCGCCGCGCGTCCGCCTGACAATACGACGAGGCCCCCACCGTAAGGTCGGTGGGGGCCTCGCTCTGTCCGGTCCCAGCTGGGTCGCGCCCAGCCTACATGCCGACGTCGGCCGCCCCCCGCTCGACGTCCTGCTCGTGCATCAGTCGGCGCTCGTCGGCCGAAAGGGGCCGCTCCCCGACCACCTCACCGGCTGGGCCCCGGGTCGGGGCGCTCTGCTCCCGCTGGGTGGTGTCCGGCGCCTGCCGTTCCGGGTCGGCGGCCTGAGCCTCGGTCGGGTCCTTCTGGGCGTCCTTCTTGACCATGACGGTGTCCTCTCGGAGGTTTCCCGCCATATACCCAGTGCATCACCAGCTCATGCGCGCTCACGTATGTCCATTGTGGACTACCGCGTCAGCACGGGCAGTGGTGGGTCCGGTGATGCTCGGGGTTCGGCCAGTGCCCGGTCGCTCGCCGCTCCAGGTTGGCGCAGAGCCCTTTCGGGTCCTTCGGGAAGTACTTAGCCAGGTGGTCCAGGCAGCGGCAGAACGCACACGGCTCCGGCCAGCGCACCTTCGCCGCGCCCTCACCGTGCGACCAGTACTCCATGAGCCGTTCGGTCGAGGCCGGGTGTAGCGCGGTGCCCGTCGAAGCGAACTCGGCCGGCCAGCCCTGGGCGGTCGGATCGGCGCCGAGCGCGCGCGTCTCCGGCCTCAGCGCCGGCTCCAGGGCGAGGACGGCAAGCTGAGCCACCAGCCAGTCGACGTCCTCGTTGGCACGCCGGGCCGCGTACAGTTCAGCCGCGTCCACCTGGATCAGTCCACCTCGCGGACGCGTCCGCCACCGTTACGGGCTGCGTACTGCCGTGCCTCGCTGTACGCGTCCACGCCTTCGAACCGCCGCACGGGCGCGTCCTTCGGGGCCGACTCGTACGCCTTCTGCGCCGGCTCCGCCACCGTGCCGTACTGCCCACCCTGGCATCCGCACGCCATCGCTACCCCCCCTGGTAGTCGCCGCCGGCCGACCGCGCGCCGACCGCCTTCGCGCCCGAGGATACGGCCATGGCCGCCTTCTTGGCCTTCCGGCGCCGCATGACCAGGTTCTGCTGGTCGTCGGTGTCGTCCATCACAGCGAACAGTCCCTGGGCCTTGGCGCGCCGGCCGGCCGCCGCCTGCTCGTCCAGGACAGCCTGGGCCGCCGCGCGGGCCACCGTCTGTACCTGCTCCAGGTCGAATGTCATCGCCGGCCGGGCGGGTGCCAGGACGCCGGCCGCGACGAGCGAGACCACCTGGCCTTCCGCCTCCGGATCGACCGCGCCGGAGGCGGCCAAGGCCACGCGCGGGATCGGGAAGCCCGGCGAGTTGACCCCCAGCGCGGCGATCATCTCCAGGTGGCCACCGATGGGACGCCAGTCACCGGACAGCGGCGAGCGACGCAGCTCGGCCTCCCGCTCGGTACCCTGCACACCGGGCAGGAGCCGGCCGGCCACCCAGATGCCGTGCTTGTCCTCGCCGGCCCGCACCTCGGCGACGGCAGTCGCCACGTCGTCGTAGTGGGCTGCCGCCGCACGGTACCCGAACTGGCCGTCTGCATGGCCACCACCGATGGTCAGCTTCCCGACTGCGAGGGGGCCTTTGTCGGTGAGCGTCTCGCCCACGTGGAAGTACGCATAGTTGCTCTTGGACTTCGGGGCGCGCACGCAGCCGGCGAAGGCCGTGTGGCAGGTCTTCCAGTCGGCGACATGCCCAAACACCCGGCCGTCCTCGGTGATCCGGAGCGGAGTGGGCCGGTCCAGCTTCGGGTTGTCGAACCAGGTGGAGTCCACGGCCGCCGGCACGTAGCCACTCGCGGTCAGGCTGGCCAGCTCGCGCACGTCGTCCTCCTCCACGCCGGCCCAGTCACCGGTCACGGCCGCTGCGATCAGCGCGGTCAGCCGGCCACTGGCCGCGAGCGGCTTCACCTTGCTCGGGCTGACGCCGGCCCGCAGCCGGGCCATGCCCTTCTTGCCATACTTCGCCCGGCCGATGGAGGCGGCGACGGCTGCCGGGTCCGCGATCCCCTTGCGTCCACGTAGCTTCGCTACGATCGCGTCGAACCGCGCGCCGAAGGTGGCCGCCTCGCCGTCCAGCTCCGGCCCCAGCTCATCCACCAGCGCGGTGAAGGTGGTCGCATCGAGCCCGTGCGCGCCCTCGCCGTTCTCGCTCAGGTCGTCCCGGTCGTCGTCGCCGTCCTGATCCGGGTCGAAGCGTGACTTCAGTGCGACGAGGACGCCGTGCATGCGTGCCTGGTCGGCCATGGGCAGGCTCGTGCCACCCATCGCACCGGCCAACACACCGGACGCGGCGGTGACGGCCTTCGGGACCAGCTTGAGCTGGCCACCGATCACGTCGGCGAGGGGGAACTTGTACGAGGTCAGGTTTTGCGCCGGCTCGCCGCTCCAGAGGAACGCCTGGGCATACTTGCCCATGTCGCCACCGGCCCACGACTTGATCCGCTGCTGGGCGGCCTCCGCGTCCCACGCGGTACCGGGCGCGGCCAAGGGCATATCGGTCCAGCCGGTCGCCCGCACGGCCGCCGTGAGGGCGGAGTACGCCGCCTCCTTGCGGGCCGCGTACTCGCCCGCATCCTCCTCGCGGATCGCGAACCGGTCCACCTCGGCGAAGGCCGGGATGACCACGGCGGTGACGGCGGAGATCCGACCCGAGGTGACCTCGATCTCCGGACGCTCCTCGCCGGCCGCTAGTTCGCCCGCATGCTCGTCGCCCTCGGGCGGCAGCGCGCGGAACTCCATCGCGTCCAGGTCCACCGACGGGCCCAGGACGCCCTGGGAGGCCAGGAGGTTGAACTCGGCCACGTCCTCGGCGAGGCGGGGCAGCTGGTCGGGGTCCGGATCGAAGATGATTCCGGAGCCGTATACACCGTCGTCACGGTGCTCGATCTCGTCGATCGCGGCCACGACGACACTGGTGGAGTGCCCCTTTTCGTCAGCGCGCTGCCACTTCACCGCGAGCGGGGTGTCCCGGTTGGTGAGGGACTGCGCGGCGAAGCGCCGCCGGTCGCCGGTCTTCTTCCCGTACGGGGCGATGAGCATCGGGCCGAACACGCGGACCTTGGTACCGCGCGGATCCACGTTCTCGTCCACCTGGTCCTCGTCGTCAGCGGTGACCGCCACGAAGTCGTCCGCCGGCTGGTCGCAGTCGGTACACGGTGCGGTCATGGCCCGGTCCCCTCATTCGCCTGGTGCTGCGACCAGGGCGCGTCCAGGAACTCCTGGACCTCCCGGTCGGTCATGCCCTGATCTTCCTCGGCGTCCGGCACGTCGTCCACCACCTGGAAGCGCGGTTCGTCGAGCGGCTCCGGGCTCTCCGGCGTCCCCATCGGCTGATCGGTCATATCTTCTTCCCCGTCGAGATCGCCGTCTTCGAGCCAGATACGACGCGCGCCCGGACGCGGATGCCATCGCCGTACTGCTCGACACCCAGGATCTTCAGCTGGGTCCCGGCGGCGAGCAGCATCTCCGCCTCTCCATGGAACTTGCTGAAATCATCCACGAACGCGCCCATCGTGCCGGCGGGCGCTTCGATGATCCACACCACGTGGCCAGAAAAGCCGTGATGCGATCCAGTTACCGACGTGGACAGGAACGCCGGGTCGGAGATGGTCTTACCGACCATTCCCTGCGCTTCGGGCCAGCCCCGGAACTCGGGCGGCACCGCGCTCCACCCGGTGCCGCGCCCGAGCAGATGGTCGTGCTGGAGCGGCTGCATCGCCGACTGGGCATCGATAATCTTCTGTTTGGTCGAGGTGTCTGCGCCGGCCTCGTTGCGCAGGTAGTTGTTCATCGAGCCGGATGCGTACGTGTAGGAATACAGGGCGTCGTGCTGAGCCTTGGTCCACTTCTGACCGGTCTGCGCCTGGTAGGCGTCGCGCTCGGCGATGGCCTGGTCCGAGGTGTAGCCATGGAACGGCCCGTCGGTCTTCTTGTACCCGCCGGGACCGCCAACGTTCTGAACCTTCTGGCCGGCCTTCAGCTTGACGCCCTTGGGCAGCTCGACGCCGCCGGTCAGCTTCTTGACCGTCGCAGCGTCCGGCTTCATGTTGGCAGCCGCCGCTTTGCCCTCGGCAGTGCCGAGCCAGGTGACCATCTTCTGTTCGAGCAGGCCCTGATTCGTGACGCCCAGGTTCTTGGCGTGCTGCTCGTCGATGATCTGCATGATCTGGCGCAGCGACAGGTCGGGCCAGCCCGGCTTCTTACTGGCCGCCGCCGCCACGTTCAGCAGCGCCTGGTACGCCTGCTCGGGCGGGTCCTTCAGCTGGGCACCCTGGGTGTGCATCTTGAATGCGCCCAGCACCTCGTCCTTGACAGCCTTGGGCACCCCGGCGCTCTTCGCCGCCTCCTCGACCTTCGCGGCAGTGCCGCCCCCGTGGCTGCTACCGCCGGCCCCAGTCTGCTTGTTCGCCGCCTGCTTCAGGAGGGACGCCTTCATGGCCGCCTTATTGGCGCCGTGCAGGTTCTTGTCGGCGATGTCGGCGTTCTCCAGGACGCCGTCGCTGGGCGGCTTCGTCGTGCCCGTCTGGAGCATGTGCAGGATCTCGTCCTCGGCCTTCTGGAGCACCTTGGCGTGATCGTCCGGGCTGAGCGCGGTACCGACGCCGCCATCGAGGACGTGATGGGCGTACCAGGCGTTGGCGAGGGCCATCGCCTCGTCAGGCAGACTGGCCCCGGGACTGCTGTAGTTCTGCTCCAGCTCATGCTGAGTGACCGGTGCGGCCATGTTGCCGAGGAGCGGCAGGATCGCCGCGTGCGCCTTGGCGATCATCTTCCCCTGCGGGGTGACGCCACCGGACGGGGTCTCCAGGATCGCCTCGGAGGTCTTCAGCTTCTCCAGCAGGTTCAGCACCTGGTTCTTCTTCTTCGGGTCCAGGAACTTGTCATGGGCCTGCTTCAGGTCGGAGACGATGGCCTTCTGGGCGTTCTCGGGCAGGGAGTGGAACTCCTCGGCGGACAGCTTGCCGTAGGCGGCCAGCTTCTTCGTTGCGGTGCCGTAGGTCAGTCCGGTGGCCAGAGCGTGGGCGGCTATCACATGCGCCGGCGAACCGGGGAGTAGCTCGTCGCCACCCACCTTGGCCGCGCCCTTGGTTGACGACGGTCGCTCGTGTACCGGCTCCTCGCCGGCCAACGAGATGCCGAGCTTCGCCGCGACAGTCTTCGCCTTCGCCTTGGTCGCCGGCCCCTTAGCCTGGGCTGCCTCGTGGAGGAAGTCCATGATCTGCTGACGGTCATCCTCCGGCAGCGCATCGAACTGCGCCGCCGTCACGCCTGGGTCGTCCAGGTGGCTGAGCGCCATCGACTTGGAACTGTTCGACTTCAGCGACAACAGGGCGTCGAGGAGCGCGGGGTGTGGCTCACCGGGGGCCGCCCGCTTCGTCGGCGTGTACCCGGTCACGGCCAGCGTGTGGTTCATGACCGCCTTCGGGCCCAGCCCGGCCGCAATCTCGGCGGCGACCTTCGGGTGCCCCGCGTCGTGTTCCTCCTTCAGCACGTCGTGGATCTTCTTCTGGTCGGCTCCCGAAAGGGCCTCGTACTCAGCTGGCGTGATCTTCTTGATCTTGGATAGCATCGGCTTACCAGCGTCGATCGCCGCCAGAGCGGCCTGGGCCGCGCCCACCTTGGGCTTCTCGCCCGTCGGCGTGATCAAGTCAAGCTTATCGATACCCAGCTTGTAGGCGAGGTGATCGACGCTGGCCGGCGCATCACCGATGTGCTCAGCCAGGAAATCCTTGATCAGCTGCTGATCCTCGGGGGCCAGCTTGGCATACTCGGCCTTCGTGATAGTGGTCTTATCTAGGGCATTGATCCCCTTGGTGAGGGACGGGTAATCCGCCAACATCTCCAGCGCATGCGCCATGTCCGGGTGTGGCTCACCACCAGAGACCGAGGACTGCACCCGCTGAGCAGGCAGCTTGGCCGGCGGCAGCTCCCCGAACAGCTTCGCGTGCATATATGCCAGGGTCGAGCCATCGGATGTACCTGCCGGCTCCTTCTGGTACGCCGCCTGGATGGCATCCATGATCTTGAACTTGGTGGGATTCGGTAGCTTATCCAGCTCCGTCTTCGACACCCCAGGCTTCTCCAACGCCTTCGCCAACTGGGCGGGGCTGACGTTAGGCATCTTGGCCAGGTCAGACACAGCCATCATGTCCGGATGCGCGAGCGGTCCCGACACCTTCCCGGCCGGCCCGGCGGTCGGCGGGAACAGCTTGCCGTGGATATCGGCCGCCTTAGCCCCGATAGACGCACCGCCCAGGTGGGACCCACCACCCGCCAGGTGCTCAAGATCCTTCCTGATCCCCTCGGCCACGTCCGGCGGTAGGGCCTGAACGTGCTTCGGCTCCAGGCTGCCATACGCGGCCAGGCGCGCGGCCGGCGTCTTCGAGTGATCGTGCAGCGCCTCCAGGGCGGCCTGGATGATCGGCTTGTCAGGCGGCCCGAGCTTGGCATTATGCATCATCACGCTGCCGGCCTGACCGGCTGCAAGCTTCGCGGCCTTGCTGGCCGACGACCCGACAGGCGGAGCAGCCTTCGGTGCGCCCATCTTCTCCAGGATCGCTTTGGCCTTCGCCACCTGCTCGGGCGTGGCCTTGGGGTCATCGACAATCTGGGCTAGCTTTTTGCTGTACACGGCCTTGCTCAGCGCCGGCATCGCCGCGAGGTTGGGGTCCGCTTCGAAGTCGTGCAGGTAGGTATCGACATCCTTCGGAGTGGCGAATCCCGCCGCGCCCTGGCCGGGGAGCGCCTTCTTCGCCTTGGCCTGGGCGGCTGCGATGTCAGCATGCTTCATCGCGATCTTCTGGGCGATCTCCTTCGCGGTAGTCGGGAGGGCCGCCTCGGCTTCCTTCGGAGTGGGTGGCTTGAACGGGATCCCGGCCGGCGCGGTGGGCACCTGCTGGTAGGTGATCGGCTTCAGCAGATGCTTCGGGACCGCCTTGCCGGCGGCCTTCAGCTCCGCTATCCGAGCCTGGCGCGCCTCGTTCAGCTTCGCGACCCTCTGCTGCTCGTAGGCGTGGTACGCGCCGGGCGCCACGCTGTGCAGCATGTGCTTCCAGCCCTTGCAGGGACCCGGATGCAGGGGGTTACGGCAGTACTCACCGGTCTCGCAGCCCTGGTGCTCGAAGTGGACGAGCCCGTACAGCCAGTTGTCGACGTCGAGCCCGTACAGGTCGGTCTCGTCCAGCTGGACGACGGGGACGGTGGCAGCGAGCAGCGCGCCGGCCTGCGCCCCGACCGCGTACAGGTCGAGTACCACCCGCGACCCCTCCGGCGTGTGCGCGGTGAGCGCGTAGAGGTCAAGCGACGCGGTCACGCGGCCTCCTTGAACTGGCGGTGCGACAGGTCGATCTTCTCGCCGGCCCGGACCGCGAGCGGCGCGCACCGGCAGTTGATCACTTCCCGGGCGGGTAGCGTCGGGTCGCCGGGGAACATGCCGGGGAATCCGCCGACGGTGAACGGGGCGTGCAGTGGCACCCGCTGGAGGTCGGCGCGCACGTGCGTGGGCCGCGTCCGCTCGTCTTCGGTGGCGAGCCAGACCTTGTCCCAGGCGCCGCCGTCCTGCTTCGCCATGGCCACGTAGGAGGCGAAGTTGCCGGCGTTGTGCGCGGAGATGGCCTCGGTGCGGGCCACGGTGAGCCCCCGGTTCGTCCAGGTAGGTACGTCGTGCTCGGCGAACAAGCCATCGATCTTGGCGGCCAGAGTGTCCATGTCGTCTCCGTTGCGGCTGGCGGTTGCCACCTCGCGCGTGATCAGGCTGTAGACGCGGTCAGGGGTGGCGCGCAGCCGGTTCCAGGCACCGTCCAGGTACCGCTTCAGGTAGGCGTCAGCGTCCGGCGTCCAGTCGGCCTCGCTGGCCTCGCGAAAGGCAGTCTCGAACACCTCGCGCAGCTCGATCTCTACGATCGGCCGGGCGGCGGTCTCGAATCCCCGGGCGGCGAACCGGACGGCATGCGGATCGATGGCACCATGCTGGACGACACGCCGGGCCACGGCCGGCGTCCAGTCGGCGATCGCGGCGCGGTACTGGCCGAGCACACGCCGTTCCGCCCGCACGACGCTAGCGAGCCGGGCCCATCGCAGTGGCAGGAACGGGTCGGGCAGGCCGCGCCGGATCGCGTCGAGCGCCACGGCGGTGGTGACGGTGGCCGCGACCGGATGCTCCTGAGGCTGGGCCGGGAGTTGCTGCGTCTGGGGCTGCGTCACGCGGGCACCCGCTCCCGTAGGCGCGGGGCGGCCTTGGCAAGGAGGGTGTCGAGCAGCGGCGCGCTGTGCGGGTAGCCCTGGGCGAGCAGCTCGACGCAATATCCGGAGAGCAACTCTTCCAGCTGCCTTGAGTCCAGCTGGAAGTGGTTGGCCAGCTCCGGGACGTGCGCGAACGCGCCCGAGACCAGCTGGCGCGCGTGCTCCTTGTCCTTCACCTTGATCCGCGTGTGCAGGTCGTGATGCGGCACGTCCGCGTACTGGCCCCGGTTCGACCGGTCCAGCAGCCGCGCGCCGGCCCGGGACAGCGCGCCGAGGACGGCCTGTTCCGCGCCGGGCAGCACGGTGATGAACGCGGTACCGACCCGGCGCACTGGGATGCCGGCCGCCGTCACCGAGTTCTGGGCCGGGCTCTCCTGGTCGGTCGGCTGGGTCGGGAGCTGCCGCTGGTCCTGGCCGGCGTCGGGTAGCGCGTTCTGGTCGCCCTGGGCGGCCAGCTCCTCCGGGGATGGGTTCGCACCGGGTGGCCCTTGGCCCATCCCGCCGGGGACCTGGATGCCCTGGGGGAAGCCGAGGATCTCGGCGATCTGTGGGTCGGCGATGAGCGCCGGGTTCAGCTGGACGAGAGCCCAGGTGCGCCGCTCCAGCACCTCCTTGGCGCTCGGCTTGTCGGCCGGGTCCCACGCGCCGGCCGCCCGCAGAGCATCGCCGGACAGCGCCTCGTTCTCGTACAGGGTGACCGCGTCGGCCTGACGGTTGGGCCGCACCACCAGCTCGGCCGCGTCGTACCAGAACGCGTACCGGGCCGGGTCCTTGCCCAACGACTTGACGGCCGCGTTCAGGTAGCCTTCGTTCAGGGCCCCACAGAGCCGGACCAGCGCCGGCTCAATGAACATCTTGATCGAGGACTCTTCGATCTGCCAGCCGGCCCAGTGGTTCGCGTCACCCTGTCCGAGCAGATCCTCCGGGGCCACATCGAGCCCGAGGGCCAGCCGACGGATCGCCTGGTCCAGCTTCTTCTCAATCTCGGCGGTCAGCGGCGTGTCGAACTTGATGTGGGCGAAGGAGTTCGCGATAGAGCCGCGTCCTTCGACGCCGGCCAGCGGCACCGTGGCCATGATCGGAACGAGGCCGGCGGCGGTACCGGCGCCCTGGAGCTGCGCGCGGGCCGCCTCCAGGATCATGTCCATAAGGCCCTGGATGCCGGACTTCTGATCGTCGGTCTTCGGGAAGTCGATGCCCTCGGGCAGCAGGAGCAGGCCGGCGGAGATGAGCCGAGAGTCGATCTGGCTAAACGCCAGCATCGTCAGCCGCTCAATCTCGCGCAGGGTGGGGAGTACCGCGCGGGTAGGCGAGTCGGCCACGTCGGTGAGGCGCGGGTGCGGCATCCAGATCCGCATGAATAGGTCGCGGCCCTGCGTCAGGGTGGCCCATTCACCGCCCAGGTTCAGCGGCTGCTTCACCTGTATGAACCCGCCCTGCTTGCGGATCTCCTTCCGGGAGACCACGAACCACTTGTCGTTGTCCGGGTCCGGCTGGCCGTCATTGGCGGTCCCACCGAGGGCCACCAGGTAGCACTCCCCGGCGATGTACTCCTGGATGGCGATGTTGCGGATGCCTTCGGCGCGGGCCGCCTGGTTACCGAACGGAGCCGCCGCGAGCGCCTGCACGTCCTTGTCCTTGCAGGGCCCGAGGATGTTGCCGTTCTCGTCCACGTCGGCCACGTACAGCTTGGCCCTGGACATGGCGGCGGCGTGCCGGTTGGCGACGAATCGCAGCTCACCGCAGATGTCGTAATGACGCCACGCCTCGGACTGCCACTCCTGGTCGTAGACCCGCATCCGCTGGATGCTGGGCCCGTCCAGCTTAATGGCGGCGGCAGCGGCGACCAGGGAGCGCGGTGGAGTGTCCGAGGACAGGATGATCTCCTGCTTCGGCTCGGGCGCTACGGCGGCGGGGCGGCGGTGGGCCACGCGTCACTTCCCCTCGTGGCCGGCCAGCCAGCCCGTGACGTAGCTGAACGCGAGGGCCAACGCCGGCACCAGCAGCCACGGCGACCGGCCAACGAACCAGGCGAGCGGCGCGGCGGCGGCACCGATCCAGATGGACGCGCACCACGGGCAGGTCAGCAGCGTGACCAGCTTTGGCTCATCGCCGCCGTTGCGGGCCAGCACCAGACTCTCGCGCACCTCGTTGCCATAGGCGCGGACCCATGCCTGGGCCCGGAGTGCGGCCGTCGCGTCCAGCTTGTCGCGTGTGGCGTCGGCCTTCCGCCGGGCTCCCTCGCGGATCCATGGGTGCCGCCAGAGATAGATCCGGTTGATCACCTTCAGGCGTAGGCCGGCCGAGAGGTCATCGGCGACAACGAAACGGACGACGCGGGCCGCCGCGAGCGCGTACACGGCGACGACCCACGGCTGCATGGCTCGCATGGTACGCGGTGGATCACCAGCTGAGCAGTGGCGCGCCGGCCACCTGGATGGGAGCAGGCGGCCGGCGACTTCGGTCCGGACCGAACGGGGGGGACGGCCGGGGCCTTGCCCGGAGCCTACCGCCCGTAGGGCGCCGGGAGCGCGGTGGCGAGCGGCGACAGCTCGGTGCGCGGGAGGGTGGCCTTGCCGGGGTCGGCGGCCTCGGCGTGCCGGCGATCCAGCTTGCCCAGGTGGAGCATGGCGTACACGAGGGCATCCACCCGGTCCGGGGACTCGGGGGCTTCCTGCGGTACCCACGAGACCATCTGTGTCTCCAGGTCGCCCAGCTTCGCGGCGTGCCGCACCAGCCCACTATTGTTGTTGAATCCCTGCTCGTACCGGGCGGCCACCGGCTCCGCGCGTAGCTTCTTGCCCACCTTCGCCGTCTCGGTACGGATCGGCGGCGAACCGCCAGACGGGAACAGACCCTCCTTGCGCATGTCGTCATAGGCCCTGGCCAGTACGTCCCACAGCCACTTCTTGGCCACGTTGTCCTCGACGATCAGCCAGCTGGCCCCGTAGGCGATGTACATCTCCCAGGCACGCCGGGCCGCCGCGTTGCCGGCGATCTGCTTCGACCAGTCACCGAGCACGTAGTCGATGCCATCGACGCCCCGCCCGGCGGCAATGAGGCCCGTCTCGTCGCCCACTCCGGTGGAGGCCGGGTCCATGCCGATGTCGACCTGCACCATGGCGGGGATGCTCTTGACCCGCCAGCGTTCGATCCAGTCCAGGCGCCACAGGGCGCCCTCGATCTCCTCGATCAGCTCGCCGTGTAGCTCCTGGCGCCCGAGTCGGGTGCCGTGGTACTTGCGGTGGAAGGCGGCCAACATCTTCGGGGACAGGTTGGCCGCATTGTCGTAGGTAGACCCGGTGGTGAGGGCCACCGAGCCGTCCGTGGTGCGCCGCCACTCGACCAGCTGGACGACCAGCTTCGGCGTGGTGGCCACGATGACGCGCGGGTAGTCGCCGGGGATGTCCTGGCGAAGCGACGGGAGGATGCCCTCCGCCCAGGAGCCGTCAGGGTGCTTCCACTTCGCGAACTCATCCAGCCAGGCGCCGGCCCAGTTGAACCCGCGCGCCACGTCCTCATCCTTGGCACCTTCGACGTGCACGATCTGGCCGTCGTCCAAGAAGATCTTCGGCTTGCCTTCGACCTGGCCGATCCGCCACTTCCCCGAGGCATCCCGGGCGTGGCGCTTCTCCGGGCCCAGCCGGCGCTCCAGCACCCTGGCGATACCGGCCGGACCGCGCACGCACATGGCCATCGCGTCGGGGAGGTCTTCGGCGACCAGCCCCCACTCGGTGCGGAAGCCAGTCGTATCCACCGGATACCGCAGCATCCGATCGACCAGCCACTCGGCGGCGGTGCGGGTCTTGCCGAAGCCCCGGCCGGACAGCAGCAGCCAGACGAACCAGTCACCGGGGGGTGGTTGCTGCTCCGGCCGGCCGGTCCACCACCATTCGCCACGCACCATGTCCTGGATCGCCCAGTCGGGCTGCGACGCCAGCCAGGCGGCCTGATGTTCCGGCGGGATGCCGGCCAGCTCGTCCTGGGGGCTGAGCGCCATGGCGGCAAGGGTAGATCACGGCGAAGCCCCGGCCCGGTAGAGACGGGTCGGGGCTTCGGGACTTCCACAGACGCCCGGTTAGCGTACCGCCGTCCGGCGGGCGATCTCCTTGCGGGATGGCAGGGTCAGCAGGAACGGTAGCGTGGTGTAGTACCGGTGTCCGGCGGCCGTGCTAGCGATCAGGACGAGCGCGAACAGGACGAGCGCGACGGCGAGTCGGATCCGCCAGTCGACGCGGTAGGCGTGCAGGAACGTGCTCATCGTGACCCCCAGTCATGGCCTGCTTCGCGGGCAGACATTCAGCTGGAGTCAACGGTAGCTCGATCTTGGCGCTCCTGTCAAGGCACCCTCTACAGGATGCTAGCCAGTACCACCGTGAGACCAGCCAGCCCGATCAGCACCACGCAGGCCAGCACCAGGATCACTCCTCGGTCAAGATTCACTTCGACGACCCAACGGCCGTGTACTTCTTCGGCTTGCAGCACGCACAGTTCCCGCAGTGCTGCCCGGCCGCGCAGTTCCAGCACATGTCCCTCACTGGTGCCCTCCCACCGGTACCCAGGCGACGAACGCCAGGATGCCCAACGCCACGATGACTCCGACGACTACCGAGATCCATTCCTTGGTCTGGTCACTCACTCCATCTCCACCTGGAACCTCCGGCCCTCCTGATCGTAGGCCAGGCGTAGGTATCCCTCTTCCGGGTCGACCCCGTCCGGCGTGCCGGCGAAGATCTGGGTGCCGGACACGGGGAACCAGCAGGTCTCCTGGCACAGCGAGGTGAGCCGGTCCAGGAAGTCACCCAGGCCATCCGCCTGGCTCGCGTTGACCTTCACCGGACCGCCAGCCAGACGATCAGCACCATGGCCGCCACGATGCCGAGCACCAGCACGACGCCGGGCCAGCCGATCGCGTCGTCAGACCTCTGGGCGATGGCCGCCTCTACGGCCTTGTCGAGACGCTCCTGGACGGGCGTCTCGCTCCCGAGCGCGGTCCAGGTGCTGCGGGCCGCGCCGTACTGGCGTGCCGTGGGCCTTCCCACCGGTACGCCACCTCCTTTCTCCATGCTTTGCGCCGCTTGATCGCCTGGTGGGCCCGGTTGGTCCACCGGATCAGGTCGAGGACGGCGGCGATGATGAGCAGGCCGCCGATGATGGGTGCTCCGATGATGGCCAGCGGGATGGCGCAACCCAGCGGTACGTGCCGCCGTACGGGCTGCATGCTCCCCACCTCTTCCTGTAGGATGTGCGTCTACACTGTAGGGTAGCGGATGCCCGCAAGGCAAACCCCAGGAGGAGAGCCCATGTCCCAGCCCACGCCCATCCAGTACGAGACCGTCCACGCCCGGGACTTGCGGGAGGGGGACGTCATCCTGCCCTTCCACGTGGACACGGACCCGACGCTGGTCAAGTCGGTCGGTCGGTACCGCGTCACCCTCAAGACCACCCAGCCGGACGCCACCTACTCCGGCCCGAGCGAGCCGCCACACATCCTGTACGCCGAGGTCATCCACGTGGACTCGGGCAAGCCGGCCGGCGTCTACCAGTACACCGATCACAACACCCTCGTGAAGATCGAGCCCCGGCCCAAGGTAGCCGCGTGAACCACTTGGAGGAGCTGATCCGCGAGGCGGTCGAGCGGATGGCCACCGCCTCGCGGGACTGCGACGAGGAGGGGTGCACGCACGGCGTGACCGCCGGAGCGCGCAACCTTAACGGCTCATTCACGCTGGGGATCGACGACCACCGGGTCTTCGCCGCCGAGCTGGCTGCCAAGCTGGAGCGGCTGATAGAGGTGGAGAACCAGATCCAGGCGCGTGCCGTCGAGGAATACGCACGCTCGCCGGAGCACGCGGCCCACCTGCGCCACGTCGCCGAGGGCCCCACACGGATGACCGTGGAGGTCTGTCCGACCTGTCTCCGGGTGAAGGACATACGGCATGACCAGGCGTACACGGCCGCCAACGAGGCGCACCAGGAGACCGCACGGGGCTGGATAGCCGATCGGGTTGACGAGCTGAGGCGCGACCGCTGGACCGGGCGCCCCATGGAGCCCCTGACCACCGACGAGGCGCTCAGTCCGCGCCGGCCGGAGGAGTTGCTGTAGGCCGGCACACGACAGTCGTACGACGGGCTCCTAACCACACCGAGGCCCGGTCCCCACGGCAGGAGGGGGACCGGGCCTCGGTTGTTGATCAACGGTTGCGCTACACCGTGTAGAGCTGCCAGTCCTCGGCGAACAGGTCGCCCGTTGACGGCACCCAGGCCACCATCTGCTCCTGGGCGTTCTTCAGGATCAAGAACGGCTCGGTCTCGAAGCGGCCCTCGCCATCCGGACCGGCCGCGCGGTAGCCGAAGGTAGCCGATATGCTCTGCGCCATACCCACCCACTGGCCTGACGCGTTCCAGCCGGCGCGGGTCAGCATCTTGTGCTCGCGGGTCATGAGCCGCAGCGCCTCGCTGAAGTCCATGCTCTCGTCCTCTTCCATCTGGATCTCCTCTCATCCCATCCGGTCGGGGTGACCGGGTGGCGGCTCGCCAGGCGCACCCATCTCCGGCAGCCGCTCAGCGCCGGGGAACTGGCCGAGGGGGAAGCCGGGCATGCCGGGGAGCTGGATGCCAGACTTCTGCCGGCGCAACTCGGCCGCCCCCTCCCTGATCTTGCCAGCGATGAAGTCGGCCACCCGGTCGGCCTGGTCCGGATCGGTACCGAGGCCCACCTGGAACAGGGCCATCCCGACACCGAGCATCAGGATCACGTTGCCCTGGATGACCGCTCCCTGGACGGAGAGCTGCTGTACGCCGGGCTGCGCCGGCTGTCCGTTCGGCTGGCCCATCAGTACTCCGGATCCGCGAGCTTGCCGAGGCGCGACTCCCGCTCGGCCCGCGCCTTAATCGCCTCGTACTCGTCGTTGGAGATGAGACCGGCCGCGCGCTCCTCGTCGGGGCCGGGCCGCACCGGGATATCCACGGACTGGTCCAGCTCGAACAGCGGCGGCATGCCAGGCTTCCATCCGGCAGGCCCCGTGAGCGTGTAGACCTGTCGCATCGGCACGCCCGTACCGTCCACGTTGTCGTCCTGGACGGCCAGCGACCGACCGGCCGCCGTGTTCGCGTAGAGGGTGACACGATCCGCCCGGGAGCGCCGGAGCAGCTCCGCCGCCAGCTGCTCGTCGGTGATCCCCCTCAACCAGTCGGGCGTCCCGGGACTGAACGTGCCGGCCACCATCTCCAGCACCGGACCAGTCAGGATCTCGCGGGCCACTGCGATCATCAAATGCCGGTTCTGCTCCGGCACCTGGTCCCACGGCACCGCAGACTCGCGCCGGGTCTCGTACCCGTACTCCGGCGCCAGCCGCTCGTACGTCTCGTGGAACTGGCGAGCCAGGCCCTCCGAGTCGTGGGCCGCACGGTGGGCCGGCGAGTCGGCGACGGACAGGAGCCGGATGGCCTCCTTGATCGGGTCTTCCAGGCGCAGGATCGTGATCTGGTAGTGCGTGGCCAGGAACTCGCCCAGCTGGTTGAGCAACTGCTGGTAGGCGGAAATGGAGCGGTTGTCGGCCGCCAGCTGGTTGTTGATCGTGGCGAGATTGGTCTTGGCCGCGCCCAGCAGCCGTTCGGCCAGCTCGGTGGCGCCCACGCCGTCCTCGTTGGCCTGGACCGTCTCACGCGGGAACTCCCGCGCCAGCCAGGTGGCCAGCTCGTCCACGGCCGCCGCGTCCGGATGCTGGGTCTCACCCCAGGTGAAGCCGTCCTCGGCGAGCTGGACCCACAACTGGTCGTAGTTGCCGTGGACGGCCACCGTCGCATTGGCCGCCCACATCACCTCCCGAAGACCGTTCAGCACGTCGGTCTTCATCGGCGCTTCCGGGAGGACGTCGTTCATCAGGTGCATCAGGGTCCGGAAGCTGACTCGGACCTGTTCGTGGACCCGCGCGACGGCGGGCGTGGCCGGCGGGTGGTGCGCGGTCCACTGGTCGATGGCGTTGGGCTGCGTCCACCGCCGGTCACTGCTGCCCGGTACGGGCATGGGCTTCCTCCTGATCTCGTTGATCTTGTTAAGCAGTGCGCGCCGCACAGCTGTTCGCATGCGTGGCCATTCGACCTCGGGCAGGTCCGGGCCGGAGATCAACACTTCGCCGTACACAACCCCATCCACCTGGGCTTCCGCGTGCCAGGCCCAGGCGTCGAACCGCTCGCCGGTAGTCGGGTCCTCGATCGAGTGGGTAGACGGCCCCCGGACTACGATCTCGGTCACGTACCCGTGGCCCGAAGGTCGGCCAGGTTCTGCTTGTGCGCGAGCCGGCGCCGCTGGCGCGGCGTAGGCCAACGGCAGCCACCGCGCTGCACATAGTTGGCGCGGCGCTCCTCGGCGGTCAACGGCGCCGCATGGATACCTCGGTCGCCGGCCGCCATCGCGGCCCGCATCTTCGCCGGGGTACCGGACAGCGGAGCCGGCGGGAACGCCCGACGGATGTCGTGGGCCCGCGCGACGTGGTTCGGCGGGTACTTCTGATCCAGGTGTAGCTGATGGCCGAGGCCGCTCACGATGGTGTGCACGGCTACCATGTCGGTACCCCACCGAACCTCTACGTTCTCCACGTAGGGCAGTCCGTGGCGGTCCAGTCCAAAGTCCTTGAACATCGGCAGCATGCGCACCTCGCGCCGCGCCAGCCGTCCCCCAGCGATCTGCCGGGGACTGCGCGTCCGGTGCCGCGCCGGCCAGACGTCCGACCAACGGATCCGGCGCAGGTGGTTGATCCCGGCCTGGATCTTCCCGCCGTCATCCCGGTGCAAACGATTGATCAGGACGCGTTCCCGGCGCGGGTAGCGCTCGTGGGTCGCCAGCAGCATCTCCGAGACCGCCGCCCGGTACCGAGCCTCCACGTCGAGCAGCTCGGCGAATGGCCTGTGTCTCATGTCCTCTCCTCTCCTGTCGAGCTATGATCTACAGCATAGCAAGCGCGAGCGCGGCCAGCAGGATGCCCCCGACGATGACCAGGAACCAGCGGCCCAGCATCTTGGCCTCCCGGGTCAGCAGCAGGCCGGGCAGGCCGACAGCGAACATCACCACGCCGGCCACCAGCATCACGATCCAGGCGATCATTTCGTCACTACCCCTCCAGTGCTTAGCCAATCCGCGCGGCGCCGCAGCTCACCTACGACCGGTACCGCGTACGGCCGGCCGGTGTAGTCGTAGCCCACCACCTGGCCGGGCTTCAGGTGCGGATTGCCTGCCGAGTGGCCGCCGGGACAGTTGAAACAGGAATCCAGAGCGTGCCGGCCGTGAACGCACCGGTCTAGGTCGGAGAGCAGCTTGTAGGCCTCCGTCTTCAGGCGCTCGTATTCGTCATCCATCGACGTCCTTCAGCACGAGCCCGACCAGCCGGGGATCGCGCGGGCTGATCGCCATGTCCAGCATCTCGTTGGCTCGCTTCTCGTCGACCGGAGTGAAGTCGAACGGGACCATCTGGCAGCGGAACCAGACGGCCACCGGTTCGCCGTTGAACACCTCCACGTTGACCTCGCCGGACTGGTGAATGGTGCCCTCGGACCCGTAGTACCGCAGCCCGAGCCCCCGCGCGGCGGCCTGGAGCGCTGAGAACTCCGGCGCCGGCCGGTCAAAGGGATGGGCGCGCATCAGTTCTGCCTCCTGCCCGGAGAGGCCCGACCAAGGGCGCCGAGTGGCCTGCCGGAGCGCAGCCAGCGTGCGCCGCCGGCCCTCGGGGGTCACGGGGCTTTCGCCGTGGGACATCCGGTACACGCAGTCCTTGCAGGCGGTGAACCGGAGCACCCGCGCCCACCAGGACAGCGGATCTTCGCAATAGCGGCAGACCTGCGTCATTCGTCCTCCCGAAAACTACTCTGGGTATGTTCAGTAACCGTTAAGTTGGTCTCCTGGCACCGTCTCCGCCGTCTCGGCCCGGGAATCCCGGCACCCGTACCGGTCGGTAACAAGCATTTCCCCAGGCCAGAAGAAGTATCACGTTCGGTGACGCTATGCCGGAGACGGCAGGACGTAGACCTGGCCAAGGTAGAGCACCACCCAGAGGCCAGGGAGTACCAGAGCCTCGACCGCCGACGCCTTGCGCGAGTCCACCGCCACGCACATGATCCGGATCTGCATCCACGGCGAGTGGTCCTCGTCTGAGCGCAAGTCCAGGGTCCGCGACACCGACCACGCGCCAACCAGGGAGTCCGACAGCCAGCCACGGATCTCGTTGGCGGATTCTTCCGTACCGTCCCAGCACATGGCCTGGGCCATCGGCGTGAACTGGTACGGCGCATGGTGTACCGGAGCCTGGGGCATCCAGGTGATCCCCGTCTCGGCTTCCTCGTGCTCGCCAGGGTGACCCCGCTGGAGGTGGCATTCCACGATCCTGGCGCCACGGTCCGAGCTGGCGGGATGCTGGGCGTTGCAGCGCCGGCCCCGGTCCATGGCGGCGTCCCGCAGCGCGGCGATCTCGCTGACGGGGATGCACGGGGCGGTGTGCCCCCGGCCCAGACCGCACGGCTCGTCCGCGACCGGCTTTCCGCAGGGGGTCACGTCGCCTCCCTGGCCAGCGCCGCGTAAGGCTCCTCGTCGGGTCGGTCGAATAGGGCGTCCCTGACCAGGTCCGAGGCGGACCGCCTGGTGCGGCGGGCACGCCGCTGGAGCCGGGCCCATTCGTCCTTGGTGAGCCGGACGGCCAGGACGTGCTTGCGTACCCCGCCGGGTCCCGGGGTCCTCACGACTCGTCCGTAACGGTGGCGCCAGACGAATTGCGGTACACCTGGACGGATTCGACACCAGCGACCAGGAAGATCTCCACGCCGGGCAGAGCGCGGGACAGCTCGGCCCGCAAGGTGTCCAGGAGGTCAAGCGGAGCCGCGTGGCGCAGGCAGTACACCACCCGGTCGCCGGGCCGCAGTTCGGTGTCCTTGACCACGACGGCCGGCGGGAACGATACCGGGAGGGGCGGGGTGGCCGGCTCGGTGATCGGGTGCTCAACCGGCTTGATCGGGAAGTCGTCGACCTGGCTCACCGGGACATCGCCTCGTCTACCAGAGGAGTGATCTCGCTGCCCAGACGCTCGATGGCGTCGGAGATGCGGCCCTTCAGTTCGTACATCTCGCCCGTTGTGACCACGTCGTCGGTGCGGACAGCCTCGCTGACACTGACCGCGATGGATGCACCGTTGCGGTTGATGATGCCGTCGATCATGACGCTGACGTTCATGCTTTCTGGTCCTCTCCTTGGGTGGGTGGGGGTGGTGGCCGGTCGTCGGCTTGTTCGGTACCGGTGAGCTGGCCGACGGTGGTGCCGACGTTGGCGAGTTCTCCCTCTATTGCGTCGCGCTTGTCGGCTATTTGCGCAAGGGTCGTCATGATCTTGCTGACCGCCGCGTCCTTCTCCAGGACATTCCCGACGAATACCCCGACATTGGTCACGTTGGTCTCCGGCTGGGGCAGGCCACCGGACGCCATCCGGTCGAGGATCTTCAGCACGACTTCGGCCGCCTTCGGGTCCGGCGGCAACGTGTCTGCCTCACCGGTCCGCTCGTTCTCGATCTCGTACGTGCCGGTGGCGAGGGGCCACCAGGCGGCCAGCAGCTGGCCGAGGCGCAGGGCGTGGATTTCGCGCGCCCTGACCAGGTCCGGGTTGGTCTCTTCCCGACGCCGCTCCAGTACCGCCTCCACGTCGCGGGAGATGGTGCTGGAGGCGACGCCGAGGGCGCCCGCCATCTGCATGTTGGTGTAGCCGGCGACCAGCATCTCCAGCACCTTGTTCTGGCGCTCCTGGGCGGCCTTGCGTCGGGTGGCCAGCCGCTGGCCGTAGGTGCCGTCCGCGCCGGGTTGCTGGGAGATCACTGGCCTACGGTCTCACGGCGCAGCTGGTCCACCTGGAGGGCGTCGAAGCGGCGATGACCACCAGGCGTGCGGATGATCTCGACGGGCGTGCCGTCCTGGAGGATCATCGTGCCCTTGGCTGCCCACCGGGTGACGGTCTTCGGGTCGACGCGGAAGATCGCGGCGACCTCGGCGGGGGTGTAGAGCCGGCGGATCTTCGGCGTCGGCTGGACGATCTGCTGGAGGTAGCCCATCACGTCACCTCTCCATCTGGGGTTGAACCGGGCTTACGCATATCGCCCCTGGCTACCATCTTGTTCATGCGCTGTTGGATGAGCCGGGCGTAGCCGCGCAGCGCGGTGGCCACGCCGGCCGCCATCTCGGCGCGCTGCATCGACCCGTCAGCGTCCGGGAACCAGTCGACGAACGCTTGGGCGAGCAGGCGCGGTTCGGCCGCCGCCGCCTTCTCCAGGGCGCGCATGGCCAGTTCGGCCGACACCCAGGCGATCTCCTCGCTGGCGGGCCGGGCCATCAGGTGCGCTCGAACTCGACGAGTCCGGCGACGCCCCGCAGCACCTGGGCGGTCTGCGGACGGCCGCTTTCCTGGTGCTGGCGCGCGCCCTCGCGCAGCCAGGCCATGAAGGCGGCCATGGTGGTGTCCACGGCATCGTGGCGGGACTCGGCCGGCACGAAGTCCAGGGCCTTCCAGAGATACATCTTCAGCTCCACCTGGACTTCCCTTCAGGGTCGGCCACAGAGTCCCAGTGCGAGCCGGGGTGGGCGTGGCCGGGCGTGATCCGGACCCGGCAGACCAGGCCGCTCTCCAGGTGGACGACGTTGCACACGTCGGGGCGCACCTGGATACCGCCGCGCCACTCCGGGTTGCCGTACTGCCACCAGCCGAACCAGCCAATCAGGCCGGCGCCGACCAGCTGGACACCGCCCGCGTAGGCGACCGGCGGCGACAACCACAGCGCGGCCAGTACTAGCGTCATAAGGGCGCTAATCGCGCACCCGACGCTGACGCCCCGGGCCAGTACGATGGCCCACTCCAGGGCCTGGTCGTTAGCTTGGCGCGGGTTCACAACTGTCGCCCGTCGCAGTACTCGGCGACGTAGTAGAACCGATCCCGCAGGTTGTGGGCGTCGGAAAGCGGGTGGTGCGCGGCGCCGGGCGGGAGGGTCGGGAGGTCCTGCTCACGGATGCCTACCTGGCGGACCGTCTGCCGTAGATCGTTCGTATACATCGGCAGGTTGGCCGGGAGATCGGCCATCGGCCGCCAGAGCTGGGCGAGCGCCACGTGGTCGTAGGCCGCGTACCACGCCCACAGCTCCGGCTCCTCGTCGGCCAGGAAGAACCCCCGCAGCTCGGCGCGGATCAGCCGGCGCGGCTTGACGACCGTGCTGTCCATGTCCAGCGCCCATCGGGTCTTCTCGTAGTAGTAGGGCACCGTGGCGCCGAGGACCTTCCGCTGTGCGCCTTCCAGGTGGACCAGCTCACCGTCCGGCTGCGGTACGAGCGGCAGGTGCGGCACCACGTTCTTCACCAGCCAGCGATGCTCGCAGATGCGTGAGTACAGCGGCTCGTCGTTGATGTTGTCCCACACCGCGTAATACTCGCGGCCGTCCTCCGCGACCACGCCGACGGAGATCGGGTCGATGGTCCGGCCGTCCTCCAGGAACTCGAAGTCGTACCAGTACCTCACCGGAACCTCCTCCTCGAACGCATCGCGTGGTAGTCGAACTCGGTCATCGAACGCGGCGCGGTGATGGCCAGCGGCGCGTCCATGAGGGACCAGAAGCCGGCCTGTTCCAGCTGGGTGTCCTGCCCGTCCTGACCAACGACCATCCACCACCGGCCATCCAGGCCAGGGCCGACGATGGTGCCCACGTCGGGCGGGCTCGGGTAGTGAAGGATCCTCACCAGGTGCTCCCGGTGGCCGCGATGTACTCGGACAGGGCCTCGTGGCGTACCCGATCGAGCGTCTCGGCCCGCTGCTTCCGGTTCATGCAGGCCCACTGGGCGTTGGTCAACCCAGCCCGTTCGGCGGCCTCCTGGTTGAGCGCGATCACGATCCGCTTCCGGTCACCCACGGTGAACATCTCACCGACGCCGAGGCGGTGGCCGGCGCGCGCCAACTCCTGATGTCGCTCCTGCTCCCACCGTTCCCGCCGCTGGCGGCCGGTCTCGCCCGCGTACTGCGGACGGAGCTTGCGCCGAGCACGGATCCGCTCGTAGGCGCGCCGGTCGGCACGGGTGAGCCGCTTCGGGCCCTGGGGTCCGTGCGGAGTCTGTTGACCGGGGCCCGACAGTTCGTCCGGCAGGGTGGCCTGCGTCCTGACGGCGTTCTCGCGGGTGACGGGCTTCCCCATCTCCACTCCTCTCCAGGTGGATGTCCGAGGCCGATACCCATGCCCGCGCTGGGGTACCGGCCGGCCGGCAGCCTGTAGATCACGGGCCGCTGTCCGCCGGCCACCGGTTGCATCTGGTCCAGCCGGCAAGTCCCCCCGGGCAAGCCCGGGAACTCCGGGTGGAGAGGTCGAGCAGCAGGACGCTCCGCTCGACCTCTCCGCGTCCGGCCTCATCCCTAGCCGGACGTGCGCGGCCTCGCCCGTATCGCGCCGCGTTCTTACCGAGGATGGGTGAGCAGATTCCCCAGCCCCAGACCTCGCGCGCCGAAGCGCGGCCTGCCGGTCCTACGAGGGGCGGCCAGGATTCGAACCTGGACTCCGGAGTACCGGTCCCAGCCGGCTACCGCCCCATGGCGCGGGGGCCTCTGCTAGGGCTGTCCCGCTCCGCATGTCCGTGGCATCGAAGCCAGTCCCCCCATGCGCATCCGCTACGCGGTACCCGCCTCGCGGTGGTGGACCGGACACACCCCACGGACGTCGACGTGGGCTCCGAGCTGGTGTCACCGGTACCGGCCTCGACCAGGCTGCCCGGCGTCCCGGACCTGGGGGCTTTCCCGTGCGTTGCCGCTCGTGCACGGTAGGGACTCGAACCCCGGCCTCCGAGAGTTACCCACCCTCGGCGCTCTCCCTGGAGCTTCCGTGCGTCCCGGACCGCCGCTTTGCGCTGCGAACTCTCCGGGTTCCTGCTCTTTCAGCCGTCAGTGTCGTCGCCACGATCACCACAGCCTGGGCGTCAAGCGTTCCCGTGCGTCAGCGGGGAGTCGAACCCTGCGTCTCCGCCTGCTTCAGCGGTGGTCGGTTCCGCCCGACCTTCGACGCTCCTCGTGCCGGATCCCTCGCAGATCCTGTGGGCAGGACGGTTGCGAAGCCGTCCATCTGTCCCGGCAAGCCGGGCGCCGCAGCCCCCCCGGGTAGGTCTCTCACCGAGACCCTCTTGGATCGGCTTGCCCTCCGCCACCTTACGGGCAACCCCGGTGGTGGCCCCGGGGTACGCGTCCCTCGCCTTGTCGGCTCAGTGCGCCCTCGGTTCGAACCTGCCGGAAGCCTAGCGTGGTTTACGGCGAGATCGCAACCCTCGCGTGCTATCGGAAGGTCCGGGTCTTGGACCGCTCGGCGACCCGCCTGACGCGGTCGGCTCGTGCCCTTGCGGCCTCGGCGTCCATCCGCTGCCATTCGGCCGCGTGCGGTCCACAGCACAGCGTTTCGCCGTTGGGTCCTTTGCGCTTCTGGGTGGCCGGCGCGGGAGGCGGGGCGGCCTGGATGCCGCGCTCGTGGACGACGAGGACGCAAGGGTGACAGAGCTGGTGCTTGCCCCGGTACGTGGTCCAGGTGGAGATCCCAGCCCACAGCTTGTTCTTGACCGGCCACGGCGGGGCGGCGGCCGGCGGCACGTCGATAGGCAACACGTCCTCGTGGACCTTCGGGCCGGCCGCCCGGCCGCGCCGGATCTCGGATCCGCTCATCGGTTGATCGCCACTTCGTCCGCGTACCACCACATCCGGACATGCCACCCATACGGGAACGTGGCCTCGTTTCGGTAGAATGGCGCACCGGCTCGCGCGTAGCCCCAGTGCGGGCGGGCATACTCCGCCCCGCCGGCCACCTGGCAGCATCGGGCCTCGTAGCGCATCCAGGCAAACAGGCGTCGCCTGGCCCGTGACCTGTTCATCGGTCCTCCCTCACTCGTACGGTGTGTTCCCAGGTGGCGCAGCACGCAGGCCATGGCAGCATCCAGGGCGGGAACTGGAGGAGTATCGGCGCAACGAGGAGGCCGAGCTTGGCCCGGCGGTATCGGTCCTTGGCGCGCTCCTCGAATCCGTAGGTTGCCTGGCCGATGATGCAGGAGTCGCAGCCCCCGCACGGCCCGTAGCCGGTGCACCGCGACCAGGTCTCCGGCGGTCCCACGTATTCAGCGATTAACTCGTCCAGCGCCTGCCGTTCACCCGCCGTAAGACCGATAGTCAGCGCGTTGGCCAGCATTTCGTCCCGGGTCATGCGCTGGCCGCCTTCGGTTCGGTAGTAAGATTCTGCGCCCGGATCGCATCGAGCATGGCGCGCTTCTCGGCCTCCAACTTCGCCAGGTCGACACCGGACCAGTCGGCAAGCCACCCCGTGAGGGAACCGGCGGCGGGTACCCAACCGGACTTCTTCTCGGAAGTCGCGGCGCTACCGTTCTCGTCGCAGACCTCGCAGTGGGCGATGCCCCCAGCCGTGAAGTGCGTATTCGGACAGGTGATCTTGAATTCCTCGATCCATTCGGCGAAGACCATGAGCCGGGCGGACTGCTGGCTGGCGATCCATTCCAGGAAGTCCCCGACAGCCTGGGTGGCCGACTCATATCCGGCGTTGAACTGCTTCAGCTTCTCGTGCTCGGGGTAGGCGCTCAATGATCCGTCTTCCTCCATTGGTCTCCCTCTCCGAATGGAGGTGCCCGGTCCGCCTTGCGAACGGACCGGGCACCGGTCGGTTAGACGCCCGCGTACTCGCGCACGGCGCGGAGCATGGCGTCCTTGGGCTGCTGGGTGGACTTCTCGCCGCTGACGGAGCGCCAGAAGCGGTACGCGTCGGGGCTGTCCCAGCCCTTCTGGATGGCCTTCGTCATCCAGTCCTGATACTCGCCGACGGCCTGGGCGGCGCCCCACGCGGTGCCCCGGATGTTGGCCTGGGTGTCGGCGACGGCGAACAGCTCCATCAGCTTGGTGTGCTTCTCGTCCCAGGCGTTCTCGGCGCGCTTGCCGGCGTCCTCACCGGGGCCGAACTCCTGGGTGATGATCGCCTCGAAGCGGGCATTGGTCATGGGGGTGTTGAGCAGCTCGGTAGCGATCTTGTCCAGCTCGTTGGTGTACTCCCAGGACAGCTTCAGGGCGTCCCGGACCTGCTGGAGCTGGACCTTGGCGTTGCGGGTCTTCTTCATGGTCCAGCGGGAGACGACGTTGCGCAGGTTGTATCGCTCGGTGTTCTGGCACACGGTGCGCAGCGGGGTGATCGCGGCGATCAGCGGCTGCGACAGGTCGTGCGAGTGGCAGACCAGCAGCCACAGTTCGTGGGCGTCCACGCCGCCGACCATGAGGCCCTGCGGGAGCCGCCAGCACATGAACGCGCGCTTACCGCCATACAGCACACCGCAGGTGGCGGCGGTGGGCTCGGCCACGTCCACAACGGCGTCTCCGAGCTGGACGAACGCCTCGCGGTTGCTGATCGGCTGGTAGTTCTTGGAGCCGACGCCGAGCACCTGCACGCCCCCGTCGGCGGCGGGCCGGCAGATCGAGGCCATGTTCGGCACGGTCGCGGTGCCCACCTGGGAGTCCTCCTCGATGCCGGCGTACAGGGGGCGCAGGAACACCGGGTAGTCGGCGTTCGCGGTGACCAGCAGCTCCTCGGCGGTGGCCGGGCGGTCGAAGACGGTGCCGAGCTGGTGCCAGCCGCCGGCCCGGACGGCCGCGAAGGAGGCGCCCTGGGCGGTCTTCTCCAGGCCGTCCGTGATGCCCTTCTCGATGCGGTCGTAGTCGCTGCCGCCCCAGTTGGCCACGGTGGGGTCCTGGGTGGGCTGGTAGTCGGCCCACGCGGTGCCGGCGAAGTTGCCGGGGGCGGTGATGTTGTCGGTCATGGCTACTCCCTCTCCGGAGTTTTCCTGTCGACACTCACTCTACACGGGACCGCCCCCGATGACAACTCCAGGTGGAGATCAGGCCAGCGCGTCTTCGGCGGCCAGGAGCGCGCGCAGACCGGCGAAGTCGTGCTCCGAGGTGGCGGTGGTCGCCGGCCGGTACGCGGACGCCGGCTCCAGCACGCCGTGGCGCAGGTGCAGCAACGCGATCTCGATACTGGACAGGGCCCTGACCGCCGGAACCTCGATCTGGCCCTTCACCGCGAACAGCGTGAGGGCGGCGCCGATCCGGCTGGCGCACTGCCGGTACGCGGCGCCGACCACGGTCTCGTACTCGTCGAGCGCGGCGGCCACGTCCAGGTCGGCCAGCGCCGGGCCGGATGGACGCGCGACGGTCTCCGGGACAGCGACGGCCCGCACGGCGGCGGCCTTGCGGCGCTCCAGGTGCCGGCCGAGCAGTGGCAGCGGCAGGGCGAGGGCGGCGACGACGCCGACGGCGATCGACAGGGCGAACAGCACGTGCACGATGGTTCTCCTCTCGGTGCCCCCGTCCGGCCACCGTACGACGGCCGGACGGGGATAGGTCAAGTTCAGACCTTCGGGTGGTACGGGAGGGAGAGCGGCTCGGTGCCGCCGACGACCATCTGACGGATGCTCTTGCCGGTCACCCAGGCGTTCCACGCTTTGATCAGCGCGAGCAGCTGCCTTTCCCGCTTATCCACCTGCCGGATGCCCTGCTGGGCCAGGATCCAGTTACGGACGGCCAGGCGCGGGTCACCCTTGGCGAGCATCTCGCCATCCCGGATGCCGGTCACGAACTCGGCGAGGGCCTTCTCTCCTCCGGGGTGGGCACGGGCGGCCAGGTAGTGGGCGGCGACGCCGGCCGCCGGGACACCCCTGATGCGGGCCACCATGAGTCGTCCGCCTGCGCCCAACTCCTCCAGCTGGGGATGCCTGGTCCGGGTGGCGATCATCTCCGGGGCAGACATGACCAGCTGGTGCCAGCCGCGCCAGTCGACCGCGTCTGGCTTGCCGGCCAGCCAGCGGTCCCAGCACCAGAGCACCTTCAGCGCGCTGGCCAGGTGGTGGGCGTCCCGTTCGACGCCGAGGGTCTGGAGGACGTTCGCGGAGGTGCGCCGCTTGCCCTGGTCGATGGTGGCGAAGCTGGCCGGGTCGGCGTCGTAGGTGATCTGCACGATCGGCTCGTGGCCGGATTCGACGATCGCCCAGCAGCGGTGCATGCCCTCGATCAGGCCGCCGTCGGGGGCGAAGACGAAGCCCTGCGGGTGGTTGTCGAGCCATTCGCCGGCCCGCATCCAGGCGGCGTACCGGGCCACCAGGTTGCCGTCCAGATTGCGCTGGAGGATCCGTTCCCCGGTGGCCAGCTGGGCCGGCGGGCGGGACAGGTACTCCTCGGCCATCCGGCGCGTGACCCGCACGCTCTCGGTCCGCATCTGGACCGGTACCGCCTGGACGGTGGGCTTCACCGCGATCGCCTCCGGGGTGCCGTTGGGGTGGGCTGGCCGGGCGTTGGCCTCCTGGTACCGGGCCCACGCATCGTGGTACCCGATACGTTTGATGTCGGCCAGGGAGTTGGCGCGGCTACGGTTGTTCGATGTCGGCCGGACATTGATCATCATGGTCATACCGTTGGGGGCGGTGATCAGCTTGTCGTCGGCGGAGCCCCGGGCATTGCGCACACCCCAGCCCATCTTCTCCATGTTCTTGACGATCTGGACCAGATCGTCAGCTTTGGTCCCCATCCTCGTGGTCCTCTCTCCAGGTGATCCGGTGGTCGGCCGGAAGGTCTTGCCAGCGGTAGCCGCCCTCTGCGGTCAGCAGCCACCAGCCCACGCCGTTGACGGTGTGCAGGTACGCCGGGATCTCGTACGGGTCCCGGATGCCGTGCTCGACGCGCCAACCCAATTCCTCGCACTGTCTCCAGGTGGAGGCGTCCTCGGTCTTGGCGTGACAGGGCGGGCAGAGCGCGAGCAGGTTGCGCGGATCGTTGGCCCGCTCGGCCTCCGCACGGTGCACACCACCGACGCCTCTTGCGCGACGGTGATGCACTTGCACCGGGCCGAAGGCGCCGCAGCCCTCGCACCGGCCCCAGCAGCGGGCCCGCACGATATCCTGGGCTACCTCCAGCCGCACGACTCGCCTCCCTCGGCGCTTCTCTGTCCGGCTCCATGATTGTATAGTGTACCTCTACACGTCAAGTCCGAGGAGGTACACCAATGGCCGCTGACCCGTTCTGGGCCGCCCTGAAGTGGATCCATAAGCAGTGGCCGGAGCTGTCCCGGGACGCGGATCCGCTGCTCTACCAGTTCCAGGTGGCCGCCCTGGCCGGCCGGCCGGCCAACACGGTCCAGCAGTGGCGCTGGCGCAGCCACGCCCAACCGGTGGATGAGCGGAAGATGCGCAACGGCAAGGAGGTGCGCCCGTTCCCCACCCCCGACGAGAAGCACGCGGTGGTGGTCAGCGCGAACAAGACCCTCCAGCGGTTCCCGCTGTCCGAGATCGTCGACTGGCTGGTGGCCACCGACCGCTGGCAGCATTCGCCGGCCTGTTCGGAGCGGCGCGCGGCGGCGTAGCCTGCCCGAGAAATGGAACAGGCCGGCGACCCCTCGCCGACCCGTTCCCGTCACCCCTACCCGAGCGAGAGGATAGCGCACCCCATGGCGATCCGCCGAGGCAAGGTGCCCGCCGACGAGTTCACGATCATATCCAACGCCATGCTCCGCGACCCACGCCTGACCTGGAAGGCCAAGGGTCTGCTCGCCTACGTCATGAGCCACGCGGCCGACTACAGCCTGTCCACCGAGCAGATCATCGCCGAGGGCAAGGACTCCCGGGACGCGGTGCGCGCCGGGCTACGCGAGCTGGAAGAGGTCGGAGTGCTGCGCCGCCTCCCGTTACGGGACGAGCACGGGCGCACCGCCGGTTTCGACTACGAGGTGACCGCGCCCACCGACGGATGGTCCGGCGACGGAAAACCCGTCCCTGGAGCTGACCAGCAAGAAGAGGACGTTTCCGCAGGTGAAACCAGCGACGGAAAATCCGGCGCCGGAGAATCCGCTACTAAGAAGAACACCTCTAAGAAGACCAACCAGAAGACGACTAAGCCGCCAGCTTCCGCTGGCGCGGAGGCTACCGAGGGCCGGGGGACATCCGAGGAGCAGGAGCCCAAGCCGGCGAGTGGGGGGTCCGTAGTGGCCGACTGGATCGACTACTGCGCGTCACAACATGTGACGTTGACCAAGCAGGCCATCGGCCGCTACGGCGCGAAGATCAAGGACCTACTGGGACAGGGTTTCGACGAGCGGACGGTCAAGAAGGCACTCGCGCTCATGCTGGAGCGCCATCAGGAGAGCCGCCCCGGGCTCCTGGACAACGTGATCATCGAGATCCAGCGCGCCGGGCGCCCCGTGTCCGCCCCGCCGGCCGGCCGCCAGGAGTTCAAGACGGCGGCCGAGAAGAGGCGTGAACGGGATGCGCACTACGCCCAGCGCTACGCCATCGCGGACAAGCTGTGCGAGCAGGAGGGTACCGAGATCCCCCGGCTGGGTACCCCCGAGGCGAAGACGTTTTGGGCAAGGGTGGACGGAATCCACGAAACACTCCTGCGCGATCGTAGAGGGTCTGGGTACAATGACCCGGACGTGATCGTGGCCGAGGTGATCGAAGGACCCGTCCCGGAGGTGACGGCATGAACATCGGCGAAGTCCAGGCCATGCTGGCCCACATCGAAGCGCAGGACCGCCGGCCCTTCCCCGAGGGCGCGGCCGAGGTCTGGTTGGAACAGTTCCGCAACATCGACGTTGCGGACGCCCAGGCAGCCGTCGCCGAGTACTTCCGGCTGAACGAGAAGGGCCAGCTCCTGCCGGCCTCCATCCGGCGCCGGGCTCTGGAGTTCCGGGCGGCCCGCGCCGACCGGGAGCGCCGGGCCATCGAGCGTCGGACGCGGGAGTTCACCGAACCCAACGCCGAGTACCGTCAGGCGATCGCCGGGCTGGCGCGCCGGGTGGGTGACCCGCAGCGGCTGCACCGCCGGCCCGACACCGCGTCACCACGCCTGGTGGGTGACGAGGCGGCCGAGTTCGAGGCAGCCCGTCAGCGTGCCCTGGAGGCCCTGGAACGGCAGGTCGCGTGAGCAGGGTTCCGGCCTACCTGGACAAGGTGAACCGCGCGCTGGAGAAGGCCACCCCCGTCCGGGAGGAGTTCCGGTTGGTGGTGGCCGGCTCGCGCCGGGAGCGAGGCGACGTGGAGATGTCGATCATCTGGCGTCCGGTGGTCATCGCCGTGGTACGCCTGGTCGTGGCCCGCCGACGCCCTCAGGTGGTGCGGCTGGCCCAGGGTGGTGCGTCCGGGGTGGACACCTGGGCGGAGGAGGCCGGAGCCCGGTGTGGCGCCTCGATACCGCCGTCGTACCTGCCGGACTGGAGTCTGGGCCGGTACGCAGGACGCGCCCGCAACGGCTTCATGCTGCGCACCGAGATGCCGGATCTTGTGGTGGGCATCCAGTGCCGCTCGCACAGCCCGGGAACGATCAACTGCCTGAAGCAGGCCCAGAGGCTACGCCTGAACTGGGTGAAGATCACTGAGGAGGATCTGCGGGTCTGGGTCGACCTGGACGCCGTCGCTCCTGTATAGTGTCGCTCGACAGATATACGCTCGACACCCGGACCAGCGGGCAAGGAGAGACACATGTCCCGAGCGCAACCTGACCGGCGCCAGATCCCGGTCACCGAAGAGGAGCTGGACGCGACGTTCGGCCCCGCCACCCCCGTCGTCCTCGATCCCGCCAGCCTGCCGGAAGACGAGCAGTTGGCTGACCTGCTGAAGCGCGCGATAGCCGGCCCTCCCCGCGTCCTGCTGTCGGAGTCCCCCGCCTCCCTCGCCGCCGCCCTGGCGCTGTTCCAGTCACAGCTTCCCGACGTGATCGCGGCGGACGAGGCGGACATCGAGGCGAAGGAGGGCAAACGCAGCTACCGGTACCGGTACGCCAACCTGGCCGACGTGAGCCGGGTCGGCATGCGCATGTTGGGCCGGTACGGTCTAAGCTTCTCGGCCAAGCCGACCATGACGCCGGAGGGTTTCGGTCTCGCCTACATCCTCCGACACACCTCCGGCGAGGAGGATGGGGGCTTCTGGCCGCTGCCGAAACCCGGTACGGCGGATCCGAAGACGATCGGCTCGCACATCACCTATGCCCGGCGGTACTGCTTCCAGGCCGTGACGGGGCTCGCCCCGGCGGAGGACGACGACGACGCGGACGCGGCCAGCGCGGGCCACCAGCGGGCCGAGAGCCGGCGCGAGGAACGCGACCGGGGTGACTTCCAGGCCCGGATCGCCAGGGCCGAGCCGAAGGATCTGGCGGCGTTCTGGGAGCGGATGGAGCCAGAGGGGCGCACCGAGGAGATGTCGGCCCGGTTCGGCGCCCGGCTCGCCGAGATCATCGAGACGCCGCGCAACCGGGACGAGTGGGTAGCGCTGAACAAGACCTTGGGCGCGGTCGGCGAGGCACGGTTGCCGTGGTCGCACGAAGGCGTCGGCCCCGTTGAGCGGCACAGCCGACACGGCCAGGTACTCGCCGAGGCCACCCGGAAGCCGGCCGACGGCACCCTGGCGGAGGAGCTGGAGCTGGCCATCGTGGAGTGCCGGACGTTCGACGACCTGCGCCACGTGGACAAGCGGATCAGCCACGCCATTCAGGGTGGCGGAGTAAGCGCGGCGGCCGGCGAGCGGCTGCGCACCGTCCAGGCCGAGCGCCAGGGTGCCCTCCAGCGCGAGGAGGACCGGGCCAGGATGGGCCCGCTTCCCGGTACCGGGCACGCGGACAACGCCGAGGCCCTGGACGAGCTACCCGAGCAGGACGAGCCCATGGAGAACTACGACGACGAGCCGGTCCCAGAGTTCTGGCCTCCGACGATCGGCACGCCGAGTGTGGCCTATCTGGACACGCGGACGCGGATCCGCTCGCCCGAGCTGACCGATGGCAAGTCGATCGCCGCCCTGATGGACGACCTGCTGGGTCTGTTCGAGCGCGGCGAGGTGTCCGCTGACGAGCACGCCGCGCTGGATGCGATGCTGCGTAGTCTGCCGGCTGTCCACCTGAACCTGTTCAACTTCGCGGCGTGGCTGGCCGAGACCGCCATCTCCATGGAGGAGCTGGACGCCGTCACGCTGCTGGTCAACAAGGACCGCCAGCAGGCCGAGCCCCAGCTGGATGCGAAGCTGGCCGAACGCGCCTACGCCGGGGTGGCCGCCCGTCGGTTCTACCTGAAGGAGGGGAAGTGATCAGCGTCGAGGTGCCGGCCGAGTTGATCGACATGCTGGACGAGGCGGTCGGCTTCATCTTCGGCAGGCGCCGAAGCAGCCTCGTCGTCGACACCCTGGTCAAGATTCTGACGCGGTACGAGGAGATCCGAAAGGAGCCGGTGCACGCGGACGGCGGATGGTGCGCGCCCGCCGATGCCTTCCTGCCTCCGGTCAGCGTCACGCGCGGCGGCCTCCAGTACGGGGCGGACGCGCCGAGGCGCCGGCCCACGCGCAAGGAGCTGAGGCAGAAGATCCGCCAACTGAAGGCCCAGCTCGCGGCCCCGGTCATCGTCTCGGTGACGCTCGTCCATCCGGAGAGCGACCAGAGGACGACCCAGGCAATGGCAGTCGTACCAGGCCACGCGTACCGCGCGTCCACCCGGGGCATCCGGGTGGACGGGTGGGGCCGGGTGGAGACCATCCTCGCCGAGCTGGATGTGGAGGTGCGGCGGTGAACCGGCGCGACCTGATGAGGATCAAGGCGTACGCGGAGGCCATGGCGAAGGCGGCGGCCCTGCTCCTGAAGGACGAGGCGCGGCACGAGTTCGACGCGAACCAGACGGCGATCACCGCGACCGTGAAGGGGGAGATGACCGGCTCCACGTCGGTCAGCAATCCGAGTCTCCAGGTGGAGGATCTCCAGGCGTTCCTGGCGTGGCTGCGCAAGAACCACGCGGCCGGCCAGACCGAGGTGATCGAAGTACTCACGGTCCGCAACCAGGAGTGGCTGACCCGATGGCTCCAGTCCCGCGCGCACGGGATCATGCTCGGGCAGGAAGACGCGCCACCCGGGACCAAACTGGACGAGGGCGGCCGGTTCGTCACCTTCTCGGTGACGGTTGATCCCGGCGTCAAGCGCCATCTGGAGCAGATCGCCCTACGCTCCCTCGGCGAGGGCTTCACCTACGACACCGAAGGGCTCTGGTACGCGGCCCTCGCCCAGCGGGAAGGATCTACCGATGACGGCCGCCGCTGACGAGATCGTGGCCGCACTGAAGAAGGCGGCCGAGGAGTGGAACCGCGCCCTCCTAGACGCCGGCCTGGGCTTCCGGGTCAGTGGCTCCTTCGCCCGGTTCCGCGCGACCGAGGGTGCCGCGAGCGACGGGCTGAAGATCCAGCTGGATGACCTGACGGAGAGGCAGCTTCGGGACCTGGCCGAGTTCGGCGATCGGCTGGCCGAGCTGGCCGGCGCGGAGCTGACCATGCGGATCGCCGGCCCTCCCCCGCATTGACAGCCCAGTCAAGGCGTGTGCTATCCTGTAGAGGTACGCACGACAGGGAGAGGATCAGGACCATGGCGAAGTTGACGAAGGCCCAGCAGGTGACCAAGGAGCTGCTGGAGACCGGCACCAGCCCCACCGCCGACCAGTACGTCAAGACCGAGCTGGCCAAGCAGAAGCTCGCGACCCAGCTCCACACCATCGTCCAGATGGACGCCTACGCCGCGCTGAAGGAGCACTTCGGCCTGAAGTGGCAGCAGCGGGACCGGCTGGACGCCTGCGAGCGTTGGGAAAGGGACAACGGGAACCCCGTCTACAGCGGCGCTCTCCAGGCCGCGCTCCGGGAGGACTGGGCCACCGCCCAGCGATGGCTGGAGGAGGGCGGCGTACTCCAGCCCGGCCTGGTCCGGGGCAGCGACGGCCAGATGCACGCGGCCGGCGCCCACTACGACGGCGGCGGCACGTACGCCTGGGACTGCTACTGCGGGGCGGCCGAGGCCGACCTGACCTCGCTGGACGGTGCCACGGCGGCGAGCGTCCTGCACCTGACTGAGGTGGAAGCGCTGGTGACGGCATGATCAAGCTGTCACAGTGGCCGGCCAGGGTGATCCGCGCCCTGGCCGGCGTGAACCCCACGGTCCTCTACGTGGCCGGCGGCGCGTTCGCGGCGCTCGCCACGGGCGCCACCGCCGCCCTCTACCTACGGACGCCGTTCCTGGCCTGCGCTGACTGGCTGGTGCACACCCTGGACCGGTTCTTCGCCTGGGCTGTGGACGCGGTCTGGACTGGCAGTGTGGCCGGCGCGCTCGTCATCATCGGCGTTGTCGTCGTGTCCACCGCCGTGCACGCGGCCTACATCACCTGGAGGTACCACCGATGAAGAGGATCATCCGCCGGGATCAGCTGGTGGAGCTGGCCAAGGAGCTGCGGGTGCGCCCGGACTGGCACGAGCCCGACGAGCAGCTCGTGACGGCCCGGGTTCAGGGGACCGAGTTCGACACCGCCATGGGGCCGGCGCACTGGTACGGCACCGAGCACGACGGCGTCCCGCGCGCCGAGATGTACGTGGTCCTGTACCAGGCCGAGGACGAGGGGCGCGAACCGGAGGCGAAGGCGGCCGTCGGTCTCGCTACCCTATTCGCCTGGGCCACCGGGTACGAGCTGTGCACCTGCTCCACCGTCTCGTCCTTCGGGGACCCGGAGAGCGGCGACCGCGAGGACGACCCGAGGTGTCCGGAGCACGGCCAGCTCGCCCAGACGGTGGACGCCAACAAGTGGTGGGAGCGGAACGACCGTCAGCTCCGCCGGCTGCTGGGCATGCCGGAGACGGCGGAGCCGTTCGGTGAGGGTATGGCCGTGCTGGACGCGGTGCGGAAGCTGCTGAGCAAGGCGAGCGACGGCGAGATGTACCTCCGCAAGGTGGCGGAGTTCGCGGCGGACAAGGCGAAGGAGTTGGAATGATCTACAGACTGGGCGCCGCGTGGACCCTGGTTCCGTTGTGGATGAAGGCGGCGGCGTTCGTCGCCATCCTGATCATGCTGGAGTCCGACTGGGGCCCGGTCGAGTGTGGCCCCACGAAGTGATCAGCGCGGCCACGCGGCCACCAAGTCCGTCAGGATCCAGAAGGCCAGGCCGAGAGTGACGAGGTTGACCCGTGTGACGGCCACTCCGAACGCGGCGGCCGCGAAGCACAGGAGCCCGAGGATCAGGCAGAGCAGAACGAACAGCGCCACCGGGGACGGATACCCGGTGGCGCTGTCGCGTAACCGTCAGAAGCGGGTGCCAGCGCCCGGCCTGGGTGGCTCGTCTCCACCGATCCGGCCGCCGTACTGTCGCCCGCCCTCGGGCGCCGGACCAGCCGGCGTGGCGCGCGTGCGGGTGAACGTCGCGGTACCGGGCTGGCCCACGCCGGACGCGACGATAGAGCCCAGCAACGACAGCACCATGGCGCCAGCGGTCACGCCAAGGGCGCCCGACCAGTCCACGTGCAGAACGTTGAACCCCTGCCCGACCGTCCACATGGCGATCAGCGCGCCAGCACCCTGCCGGATGGCCAGCTCGGTGGCCTGCTTCCAGAACTGCACCGTCCACATGGTCATGTCCTCCCGATCTCCTGGAGCCACGGGCCGGCGGCCCGTGCCACGCGGCCATTGCCGCCGATGTGATGCTGCCGGTACCACCCGTCGTGGACAAGGGTGTCGGCGAGCGCCTGCGCGGCGCTGTCCACCGGTACCGGCGTGGGCTGCGGGGCCGGCGCGGTAGGCAGCGTGAAGAACGTGGTGTCGCCCTGCTGGCCGAGCAGCCAGCCGTAGTCCTCCGCCTGCATGGCGAAGTACCCGTTACCGATCAGCGGCTCCTGGCCGTCTGGTACCGGCACGAGGGAGCCGTCCACGCCGTACGCGTCGCCCCAGTCCTGGCGGTACCAGACCCAGCCGCGCACCGGGTCGTACCCGACGCCGGTGTACTCGTGGCCGCCAGCCAGCCCGGACTTCCGGTCGACCGTCACCAGGCCCGTCCTCGGATCCACCTGGAACTGTGAATTGAGCCAGTCGGTCCCGGTGATCCATGGCTGCTGGGTGCCGGCGGTCAGCGCGTCCTCCAGCGTGAACGTCTGCGTCCACCCGGAGATGACCCCGGCATCGCGCAGCACGTGACCGGCCGTCAGGCCCGTCGAACCGCTGTCGTTGGGCGGATACGGTCCGTCCCCGTCGTACGTCTCCTCCGCCGAGTACATGGCGTACATGGCCGGGGTGGTACCGAGCGACCCCCACCGTGCCCCGTACGGGTCGCTGACCGCCGGGACCCGGAACGGCCCAGTCAGGAGGCACGTGGCGCTGGCGCCCGACGTGCAGGCCCCAACCTGACCCTGGTCGAGCGCGTTGACCGGCCCCTGCCAGGCGAACGCCTTCAGCGCAAGCCCGGTCAGATCTGGCGTGTACGCCCGGGAGTGTGGGTCGTGCCAGACGTGCCGGTTCAGGCGCGGATCCGTGCTCGGAATGTACCGTCTCGTTGCGATATCACACCTCCGTGGGATGTAGTCCACCCCTCGACGGGGAGGCTACCACCGCAAGGTCACCGCGCCGGCCGTCCGCCGCGCCGCGTCGCGCGCCGGCTCCGCAGCTGGAGTCCGACGAGCAGAACGGTCCGGCGCACCACCGCGAAAGGGATGACCGCGAACACGGCCAGGCGCAGCCAGGCAAACCAGGCGGCGTCCCCGCCGGCCAGCTGCCGGACGATGGCCAGCGCCGCGATCAGTCCTAGCGCCCCCACCAGCTCCACCTGGTTACGTCCCACGGCCGAGCGCCACCAGGGCGCCAGCACCGAGTAGACGGCGACGAACAGGAGGCAGACGCCCGCCAGCACGTACACGAGGATGTTGCCGGCGTCGTAGATGACCTGCATCTGGGTCACCGAAGGCTCCTCAGCGCCCGCTCCACCTCCGCAGCGAAGGCGTCCGTCTGCCGGCGTACGCGGGGAATGGTATCGCGGCGCGTGGCCTCCAGCTTCGTCTCCAGGTGGAGGCGCTGCTCCTCGGCGGCCTGGCGCTGGGCGGCCATGTCCCCATCCAGATGCCACAATCGCACCCAGACCCGGCGTATCGTCGCGCGGATCACGGACCACCTGCGGAGGCCGGCATCCAGCCCGGCGGAGGCACCGGAGGCGTCCCCAGCCGATCGTTGATTGTCCGCATGACGCCCTGCATCTCCCGCATAGCCGCCGTCTGCTCCACCATCGCGTTCACGGCGGTGTCGGCCCGCGCGTCCGCCGCCGCTGCCGCCGCCTGATGGATCTCCGCGTTGGTCTTGGCCAGGTCCACCCATGCCTTCGCCACGCTCCTCGGTACCAGGCGGCCGGTACAGACCAGTACCACCACCAGCAGCAGAATGCCGAGTGCCCCACCCTGGGCCCACGCCGATTGGAACAGCTCCACCCGCCGGCACGCTCCCCTCCCAACCCGAAGTTGACCTACGGTAGCCGCCACCGGTCAGGCGGAGAAGCGGCCTCGCCGGTTACACCCCCGCGTCGGGAATGATCTGTACCGCGACCTTGATTCCGCAATACGGGCTCTCGCCGAACTTCGACGGCCGGAGGATCGGCTTGCCGCCGTCGTCCTTCTCGCCGAAGTCCCGCGTCCATTCGTGGCTGATGTTGCTGATCTCCGCCGACACCCGGTGGTACACGGTGCCGTCGGTGTCCACCTTGTACTCGATGTTGCCAGCCGCCGAGCGAACCGGCAGGGTGACGACCTCCCAGACGGGGGCCGGCGTGCCCGGCTTCTGACGCAGGAACGCCAGTCGGATGTCACAGTCACCGAAGTCGGCGCCGATGGACACCCAGACGATGCCGCCGCCGATGGTCGTCGGATAGGCCAGGACGCCCATCGGGTCGTCGTGAGTCAAGATCATGAGTTCTCCCAGAGCCACCAGTTGGATGATCGGGTGCCGGACGAGGCCGCCACCCCGGTCAGCGCGTCCCAGGCCGGCTGGGACCGCCACGCCGTCTTCGACAGCTCGCCGCCGCCCGCACCCCAGACCGGCGAGACCGCGTACTGGAGCGCCGTGTACTGGTCCCACCCTCCGTAGCCGGCGTTCCAGTCCGGCGAACTGTCGCCAGGGTACGCAATGTCGTAGCCATGGTTCGGCGCCGCCCAGAGGTACGGGGTGATCGACGCGCCATTCCAGTTGCGGCCGGCCGCCGTCCACCACCAGTGACCCGTGTAGTTGATCGCGTATCGGCCCAGACCCTGCTGGACTTCGGTCATGTAGTCGCGCCAAATCGTCCAGGTGGCCGGCGACTTCGTGTCCTCGCAGTCGCACTGATGGACGGCCCCGTACCGGACGCCGTAGCGATCCATCAGGCCGAGCGCGAACTGGGCCTGGGCCTTGCCGCTCGCCGAGTTGTCCAGCCAGTGGAAGGTGGACACGCCCATGCCGAGCTGTTGGGCCCGCGTGATCCACATCTGGGCGTTCGGGTTGGTGTACCAGTCGCCCTGACTGATCTTGACATTGACCCGCGTGAACCCGGCCGCCAACACCTCGGCCAGGTCGATCCCGTCCTGGTACGGCGACGCCACGTCGATCAGATAGCTGGTCATCCAGTCCCCCCTCCTGGGCCGAGGGTACCGCCTACGGGTTCGTACACAGCATCGTGGCGCTCAGGAACGCGTTGGCGAAGTTCAGCGTCGGCGTGTTGGCCGCGTTCCAGAAGAAGTTCGCGGTGATCAGGTCGTTAACCGCGAGCACCATAAAGGACCAGGCCGACACCGAGATGTCGAGGAAGCCGGCCGTCATGTCGGGCGTAAAGTACTTATGCGGCTGGAAGTCCGGTAGCGACGATGTGTTGCCGTTGCGCGAGATCGCGATCTGGAGAGTGCACGGGGTGGTCATGCTGCCGCTGAAGTCGGCGGTGCCCCCGGCCGTAATGTAGTAGACGCCGGCCGTCCGGCACACGAGCCGGTTGTTGCCCAGGTCGGCGAAGTTCTGCGCGGCCGTGTTGTCGTAGTTCAGCTGGTTGAACGTCAGCCCGGTGATCGACGCCTTGGTGATCGCCTGCCCGGACCCGATGCCCAAGGTAGACAGGATCGACGCGCGAGGCTTGTGTAGGGCACCCGCTCGGAGGCCGTCGGTCGTGGTGGCCGCCGTATCGATGTCGATCGCGGTCGCCTCCATGGCGATCGGCGGTAGCGCGGCCTCGCCGTAAAGCGGATACCGGATCGACCGGTTCGGCGTCACCCCCGGCATCACGCACCACCCAATCGCGTACCCCAGAACATGGACCCGGCCTTGACAACGTAGTTCACGGTATTGCCGTTATTGAATGTCGGAATGCCCGACGCCGTCCCGTAGCACTTGACGATCCCCTGGAATGCGACGAACTCACCTGACGTATTCGATGCCGGGGAGTCGCCATAGATATTGGTCGTAATCGACGCATTGGTGTCAGTGTTGGTGTCATTGATGGCCAGGTTCACGCCGACTGGCTTTCCGATGGTCGGCGCACTCGCCTCCAGCACCAGAAACAGACCGCCGAAATACCACCAACTCGGACCGTCCCCGGCCACTCTTTGCTGACTCCACAATGTCCCCGAGGTGCTGAGCATCCCCCCGGTATTGTCGAAGTCGATCGTGACAGGGGTCTTCAGAAAGCCGACGTTCAGCGGCGTGATGGCCGCACTGTCCACGGTCGAGCGGACCCGGAAGGTCTTCTGTTTGGTGGACGCGGCGAAGATGGCGTCCCAACCAGGGAACTTGGCATCCACTCCCGAGGCGAGGGCGAACAGGTCGCTGGGTGCGTCGGCAAAGTCGAAGGTATCCGGCGCCGGGTAGTTCTCCGTGGTGGTGTACCGCATCTACAGATCCCCGATCTGGAACGCCCACATCTGCACATAAAGGTAGGAGTCGATGGTGCTTCCCCCCGGGGCGAACCGTATGTGGGTATTGGGCGTGGTGGCCTGCACTACTGCGCTAGCCCCCACTGCGGTATTCGGCCAAGGTGCCGGCCCATTCGTGTTGCTAAACGTCCCCTCGACCGTCAGGCTGTAGCCGGAAGCGGCGATATCCGACGCGACGAACCCGACCGCACCCTGTATACCACCGCTAAAGTACTTGCTGGTGTTATTGCCGGCCGATGTGGTAATCACCTGGGCCTCACCGCCGATCAGGTAATAGCCCGGATTCAACAACACCCCGTTGTACACGGATAGATCGGTAGGCGTTCCCCGATTGAATTCCACCGTGTCGTAGGAGAGAAAACCGATCGCGCTAGCGTTCGACTTGCTGATCTTGACCATGTTGTTCGCGGCCACCCGGGCGGAGTCAGTATCGAACCCGACCGACTTCGTCTCCACCTGGGAAGCCAAGAGCTGCTCAGTGACCGCCCACGAGCATGGTGCGTCACCGGCGAGGGCAAAGCTGAAGCCCTGGTTTGCGGTGCTGCCCGGCATGCCTCACCAGTCCACGGAGTAGAAGCCGCTGATCTCGACGACGTTCGCGCTACCCAGTCCGAAGCAGACCAGCGTCCCGTCTGTGTTGACCGCCAGGTGTGGGCTCTGGCCGCCGGCCACCGTCACGTCGCAGTCGACGCCGGAAAAGCCCTGAGCGCGCCCAGGGAAGCAGCCGATGCCCGCCGGCAGCTGGCCGATCGTAGTGCCGTTGGTCTTCGTGCCGGGCGTGGGAATCCCGACGAGCTGCCAGCCGCCGGGAATGCCAGCCACGCGCGCGACCTCGATGAAGCCGCCCCAGCCGCTCTGGAGGGCAACAGCGTGGAAGGCATCCTGGTTGGTCCGGCCGAGACACAGGTAGGTCGCGTCCTGGCGCAGCACGGTAACGGTGTCGCCGACCAGGTACCAGTCGGAGACGACAGACCGCATGGGGATATCCGTCTTGTCCACGGTGACGACGACACTCGCCGACCGGGCGGACGCGGTCTTCACTACGCCCGTGCGCATCTCGAAGTCGGTCGAGAGCGCCTGTGCGGCCTGAGCAAGCTGGTTGCTGGGCATCCCACCTCCTCTACGACAGCGGCGTGTACGCACGGACCTGGAGCGGCATAGCGCCATTCTCCCGTAGCGGCATCGTAAAGCCGGTGATCACCTGCTGACCGGTCACCCCGCCGGCCGTGATCGTGACCAGGTCGCCTAACTCCAGCGAACCGTCCGGGACGATCTGCACGGGGTTCCAGGTCACGCCGAGCGCGAGGGCCTTGTGCAGCTCATTCTGCGCACCCACGTCCACCTGGCCTTGCGAGAGGGCGGCCTGCACCTGGACCTGGAGCACCTTCTTGCCGAACTTGCCGTGTACGTACGTCGGGGACGTGGTGGTCAAGTCCCGGGCCACCGACCGTAGCGCCGGAAAGCCGTCCTGCCTGTCGGCCACGTAGGCGACCGTGTTCGCCACGCCGGTCCGGGACAGCATCGCCTTGTACTGGCCGATCACCCCGAGCGAATCCGTGTCACCGGAGGCGAGGGTGAGCACCGGCTGATGCCCCGGGTACGTCCAGGGCGTGCGCCGCTGCACGAATCGACCGTCGGCGAGCGGGTACCAGAGGCCGGAGACAGACTTGCCCAGGTCGTCCAGGGCTTGCCCCCGGTCCGTCCAGGTCAACTGGCCGATGCCCCAGGTGAAGGGGTCGCTGGTGCCGAAGGTCGCGCTGGGTAGCGCGTCCAGGATGAGCCGGACGAACTCCTGGGCCACCGAGTTGGTGGGGATCGAGTTCATTGGGTTTTCCAGCCCGGCCGTCACGATCTCGTTGGCGAGGTCCATCGCGGTGACCTGGACGGCGCCCGTGTGGTCCACCGCCACGGTCTCGATACAGCCGTAGAAGACCGGGAAGCCGTACGGCGGCGGCCACACCGTGCCGTCGCCGTAGGCGATCCCCCGATACGCCTTGATCCGGTTGCCGAACGGGGCCAGCGGCGCCGTGTAGTCGATGAGGCCGCCGGCCGTGAACGGCTTCAGCGAGCTGTCCACGGTCAGGTTCAGCTGGCGGGTGACCCGGTTCTGGAGGGTCGCCTGGACCTGGCCGGCCGAGTACGGCACGTCGCCCAGCAGGACGCTGCCGTTCTGGTCGGTGATGTCCACCCGCGCGGTGAAGCCGGCGCCCGTGGCGAGGGCCTGGCGGTACCGGGCGTCGAGCCCCCCAGTGAGCACGGCGCCCCCCTACGCGAACGCCCGTGCCATGACCTGCGCCCAGGTGGGCGCCACGGGCACGAGCAGATTGTCGAAGGTGAAGGCCGGCGAGACGTTGGTGTTACCGGTGGCGGCGAGAGCGAATGCACCGCAGCTGCCGGGGCCGGCTAGCGCTGAGTCGGTCACGGATAGCTGGAACGCCGCCGGCTCGCCAGTGTTACTCCAGATGGACGCCTTGATGGCGGTGCCAGAGATCTGGAGGTGCCCCCGGTACCGCTGACCGGCCACATACGCCACCGCCGTACCGGTGGCGAGGGTGGTCTCCACGCCGGCTACCCGCTTGATGAGGGTGGGGGCCGCCGTGCTCGTCCCGTACACCATAACCAGCCGGTAGTAGTTCAACGCGTCGGTGTAGCGAGTGACGAGGCCGGCGGACAGCGCCGCGCCTACCGCGATAGCCGGTACCGTCCACTCCCCGTACAGGTCCGAGTTGGTGAAGCTCCCCGAGGTGGCGGACCGGATCAGGTTCGTCGCCGACAGGGTGATGACGCCGGACGCGCCGTTGGTGCTGAAGTCGGCGGCGGAGCCGTTGAGCGTGTACGCGGCGCCCGTATCCGGCGTACCCCACGCGGAGGACAGCGTGCGGGTGAACGTGTCCCACAGGCCAGCCGAGCCGGCCATGAGGGCGCCCGCCGTAGCGTACCGGTTGCACAGATCGGACCAGCGCGCGCCGGCCACGCCCTGGCTCGGCCCGGGCGGCAGGTCCACCACCTGGTAGGGCAGCCCGACGACCCGCCGGGGGTACCGGTGGTCTTGGCCGATCCGAGAGATCGTCTCATCGCCGACCAGCAGGTAGGAGTCCGGCACTCCGTAGACGGGTGGGACTTGGAGGAGCACCTGACCGCCGGGGCGCAGCAACGCGGTCAGCGCGTCCCGGTCGGCGAGGGTGCGAGTGATCAGGAACAGCTGTCCGGACGGGTCAGACCGGGACCGCGTCACGGCTACCGGCCGGTTACGGTTGTTCACGTCGAAGGCGGAGGACCGGCCGGCCAGCTTCTCGGCGTCGAGTCCCTGGAACGTCACGGCCGGGCTGGACACAGCGGTCACGCCCGACACCGCCTCGCGCAGCGGGACGCCGGGCGCGTTGAACCCGACGCGGATCGAGTTGGCCGGCCGCGTCGGGTCCTTCAGCCACATGGTGCCTTGGCTGAGGAGCGTCGTCTGTGCGGTCAGGGTCGAGCCGATGACAGGGCCCTGGTCGTAGGTCTGGCTTCCGCTGGTCAGCGGACCCTGGTCGGCGTAGGCGATGGCAGTGTAGGTGACGTTCTGATCCAGGGACGCCTCGGTGTCGTACAACGTGATCTTCCCGCCAACGAGCACCTGGGCAACGACCGTCGGCAGCGGCACCGGCGACGGGTACGGGCCGATTCGCGCATCGTCGGCCCACACCACGACGGCGCCCGACGGCGTCCCCAGATAGTTGATCGAAAGACTCGCCTGGAAGGCGCCGGCCGGCGCCTGGGGATAGATGCCGGTCTGCGCCGAGCCATACGCGGTGAACGTCGCGGCCGGCAGCGCGGCCCCGGTACTGCCGGGGTACAGGAACGAGGTGGACAGGAAGTTACTGGCCGCGTCGTACCAGTTAATGCCCAGTCGCATCCCGGTGGAGTAGCCGGCGACGTTGTAGAGCCACGCGGCACCCTGGACCTGCTGGCTCGGCGTGACCGCGATTTTGTCGGACTCTACGAACGGCGTCGCGGCCACCCCGTTCGGTGTGAGCATCATCGCCCATAGTCCACTGTGGACGTGCGTCTGGTCGGCGGCACGGGCGACCGTGCCGCCCGTGTTGAACCAGCCCTGGACCGACCCGGTGCCCAGACCCTCAAACGTCTGATTGGTGTTGGCGGGCGTCGTGGTCAACGTACGCGCGAACGCGTTCGGCCGCACGTCCACCTGGGTACCGTCAGCGTTGGTCCGGGTGATCCGGGCATGCGTGGCCAGCACGTCCGAATAGTCCAGGTCAAGACGGATGAAGGAGTTTGCCGGGTCCGCCGTCGCGGTGAGGGTCGACACGCCTACCTCCGGGTGCCCTGGTTGAGCGCGGTAGCCTGGCCGTCCAGTCCGGCCTCTACCCGCTGGTCGATCACGTCCAGCATCTCCCCGTTCGGCCCGAAGTAGGCCAGGACGGTGATGTTCGGCGTCCCCTGCGGTACCGCCAGCAGGTTGGCCAGCCCCGACTGGACCATAAGCTGGCGCGCCCGCTCCGCGTCGTCCGTGGGGAGCACAACCTCGCGGCCCTTCTCGCCGAGCACCGCGAGGGTGGGCGAGTCGATGACGGCGCCGTGCGCCAGGTACGGGATGTGCGGGATGAGGATGTGCAGCGGGCCGGCCGCCTTGTCGATACCCGAGTTGAACGACCGGATCACGCCGTTGATCGCGTCCTTCAGGCCGTTCAGGATGTCGGAGCCGACGTTGCGCATGAACCCGACGAGCCTGCCCGGCAGCGACATGGTGAACGAGATGATCCGCTCGCCGGCCGACACCACGGCGTTGTACGCGGAGTCCCACGCGTTGCGAAACACATTACCGAGCATTCCGGGCAAACCAGACAGAAAACTCCAGATCCGACCGGGCAACGCGCGGAAGAAGTCCACCAGCTGTTCGCCGAGTGCGACCGTCGTGTTGATCGTGAGGTTCAGCGCATCGGTGAACAGGTGCCAGAGCAGCTGGCCCAGGCCCGACAGGACATTCCAGATCTGGCTGGGGAGCATGAAGAACTCGCGTACCACGAGGCCGATGCCAGCGCCGACGACGAACGCGACGCCATCGATGGCCTGTTCGAACTGCTGCACGAGCATCCCAGGTAGAGACGACAGGAAGCCCAGGATCTGGCCAGGTAGGTCGTAGAAGAACTTGCCGATCTTGGCCAGGAAGCTGCCGATCTGGCCGGCGACGCCCTCCATCCAGTTGGCTGCCGCCTTCGCGCCGCCGACGATCGCGCCCCACGCATCGGACGCGATCTTGGTGACCTCCTTCCAATGCGTGACCAGCAAGGTAATACCCGCGATGATCGCCGCGATGGCCAGGATGATCAGACCCCAGGGAGTGGCCGCCTCTTCCGCTATGAAGATCGCTTGGTAGGCGTCGATCGCCATCATCGCCAGCTTCCACGCGGTCAGCCCGACGACCACCGCCTGGATCAAGCCCGGGTACCGGCCGAGGAACTGCACGATCGCGGCCAGACCGGTAGCCAGGGCGGTGATGACCGGAAGGAGCGGAATCACCACTGGCAGTAGCTTGGCCACCGCGTCCACCAGCGTCACCATCGCCGGAGTGAGCACGTATAGCGAGTTGATCAGCTCGGTGCCGAGCGCCGAAACCAGCTCGCCGAGCACCGGAAGCAGCGGCGCCAGGATCTGGCCCAGCGACGACAGCACGTTGTTGAGCAGGTCGAACAGGATGACCAGCGCGTCCTTGCCCTGGGCCGAGGAGAAGAACGCGTTCAGTTCGTTGACGATCGCGCCGAGCACGCCGAGCGCGGGCGTGCCGGCCGTCTGGAGTGCGCTCAGCAACGTACCGACCAGCCGGAGCACGGAGCCCAGCAGGTCACCGAACTGACGCAGCACGATCAGGCCGTCCGCGAAGAGACGCTGGAGCCCGCCATTAGCCGCAGCCGTATTGATCGCGATCACCAGATGCTCCAGCGTGCCCGCGAACCCCTGGGACAACACGGCGACGAACGGGGCCGCCTGGGCGGCGAGCTTGATGAACGCAGCCACCATCTGGCCCAGCAGCGGGATCATCGGCGCCAGCGCCGCACGCGCCCCGGCGAACACCTGCGCCAGGTCGCCCTTGGACCCCCCGAGCGCCGACGCCAGGCCGGCACCCATCCTGCCCAAGTCGGAGGCCAGCCCGGTCAGCCCGGACCGCAGGGTCGGCAGCAGCGTCGTCACGAGCCGCCTGACCGAGCCTTCCAGCTGGACAAAGAACGCCTGCTGAACGGCCTGCTGGAGTCCGGATAGCTGGCCCTTCAGCGCGACGACCTCGCCGACCACCTCGCGCGCGGCCGGCGCCAGCTTCTGCATGGCGGCGGCCAGCTTGGCCGGGTCCCCAGCGAAGGCGGCGGAGATGGCCGCGCCGACGCCGTGGAAGGCGAGCATGAGCGCACCGGCCGACACCACGGCGGTACCGATCGCGGCCGGAAGGGCAGCACCCAGGGCGTACACGGCGGGGAGTAGCGCGGCGCCTACCTCCACCGCGAGTGCGATCAGGGTCGGCAGTAGCAGGGGCCCGATCGACTTGAACGCGCCAAGGAATCCCGACATGAAGGACTTCCCAGACTTGTCACCGCTGTCCTTCATACGCTGATTGGTCTTCTTCTCGACTTCGTCCGCGATGGCGTCGCCGGCCTCGTCGCCGGCCTCCCGCGCCTTGTCCTCGAACTCGGTCCAGTCGACGCCAGCCGTGGCCTCCTTCAGCGCCGCGATCAGCTTCGCCTTCAGCTCGGCCGGAAAGTCCTTCAGGTCAGCGGTCACCGTAATGAACGCCTTCCCGAGAGGAGCTACCGCCATGCGCCAGAGCGTACCGGCTGGCCACGCCGGTATCGATCAACCCGCCGTGCCGCCCAGCGACCCCGTGTACTCGGCCAGGTCGGCGGCGAACGCCTCCGCTTCGGCCTCCTCGTCGAGTAGCTCGTCCAGGTCGACGCCAGCCGGCGGGATCGACATCTCCGCCTCCAGGCGCGCCCGCTCCTGCTCGTCGGCGTTCCGCATGGCGAGGGCCCACACCGCGTTGCAGAACGCCCCGATGCCGATCTTGTCCAGGTCGGTACCGCGCGCGAACGTCCCGGAGATGATCGGCCACGCACGTTCGTCGCACGCCGAGTAGATCAGCTTCGCTGCCTGCCACCACGGCCGCCCGGCCGCCGCGCCGAGCGCGGCCCGCGCCGTCTCCGCGATCTCCTCCGGCGAGAAGGCGCCCGTCACCCACTGCCCGAGAACGTCTCGCCGATCCTCGATGCCCAGCAGGCCGGGCACAATCGCCAGACCGTCCGGGTCCAGCACCGCCTCAATCCACCGCGCCGCCGACAGTGCCGGGATCGTGTACTCCCACCCCCCCAGCTGGATATCAACGGCGCAGGGGTGCAGTGCGGCGATCGGATCGAACGTCACGCCGCCAGCTCCTCGAACCGGATGTCCGCACCCCAGGGCGGTTGCCAGTGGCTCGTCATATGCCAGCCGCGCTCCTTCGGGCACGGGTACGCATAGAGCGTCCTCCCGGGGTCCCGGTAGGTGACCGCCGCGCCGGCCCAGAGGCAGGCACTCAGCGACGGGTACGTGCCCTTGCCGCAGTCCGGGCAGCGGATGTCCCTACGCGGCCGGCGCGCCGGCTTACCCACATCGCCACCGTCCCTTTAGCCCTCGTCGGGCAGGAAGGCGAGGACGTACGACATCGTCTGTGGCCAGTCCTGGAACCGCAGCCCCCGGTCGTCCACGTAGAGCACCGCCGGCAGCTTCCGGTTCGTCACGAGGACGATCTTCGGGCTCTCCCAGAACTGGTACACACAGTCCGGCGGGATGTCGACGGTGGACGGGACGCCGCGCTCCTCCAGCCAGCGGCACACCTCCAGCGCATCCCTTGAGGTATGTACGTAGACCGCGAAGTACTTCTGGAGGGTGCGGATGCCGTCCAGGGCGCCGGGCAACGGCTCGTCGTAGATCGAGCCGTCCTGCCAGCCCCGGGAGTAGGCGTGGATCACGCCGTCGAAGTCCAGGGCGATCGTCTTCACCGCCGGCTCCGCGCCGCGCGCTTGGTGGCCGGCGGCCCGGTGCGGGGTGCCTCATCCGGTTCGCCCTTGAAATGCTTGACGGCGGCCAGTACCACGTCGGCGTACTCGGTGGGTGAGACCTCCCGGGCGATCAGCATGTCCAGGGCGTACCGGCGGTCCTCCGGCTCGACGAACATGGAGTCGATCAGGTCCCCGAAGTGGCCCATCGCGGTCATGGTGAGCTGCCCGTCCTGGGTGCGCTCGGCTTGCTCGATGAGCTTCTGCACGCGGGTGATCACGAACATATCGGTCTCGTCCGGGTCATAGATCTCGACCATGCGCGGCTCGATCTCGTCGGTCTCCGGGTTGCGCCAGGTGCCGAGCGGAAACGGCGCGTGATCGCGCCCGTTCACGGGGGCGATGGCCTGCTTCAGCGGCCGGCGCGTAGGGGCTGCCATGTCGAGGATGCTACTACGGGATCACCCGTCGAAGACCTGCCGGATCAGCGTTCCCCGCGCTCCACCCGTCACCAGGAACCCGCGCCGGGGCGCCTCCTCGAACAGCGCGGTCCGCATGAACGGCCGGCCTTTGGTGCCCGGGTGCCGCACGACGCGCCGGAAGAAGACCAGACCGTCCTCGGTCCACCGCAGGGCCTTCTTCTTCCGGGCCACGATTAGGTGTGCCTTCGTCCCCTCGTGGACGTAAATCGCGTACTTGGTCCGGTTCTCCACCGTACCGGTGACCGAGGTCCTACGCGCCCGCATCACCTTGCGGTGCCGGGAGCGCAGGTTTCCGGTGCGGACCGGCGTGAGCACCATGGATCGGGTCATGACCGCCTGGGTGGTTTCATTGACCCTGGGCGCCGCCATGGACACCCCGACGGCGTACACCCAGGTCGAATCAAGCTCGACGCGGACCTTCGTGACGCGCAGTCCGGCCATCAGTCCACCTGGACGAGGAAGCCACCGGCTACGAGCCCGGCCACCCGGGGAGCACTGGGCAGCAGCTCGCGCACCTCGTCCTCCCGCCAGTCATCGAAGGCGTGGGTGGCGCGATACAAGCACGGATCCTCCGGCGCAACGATCTCCGGGTCCGGAGTCTCGATCGAGCCAAAGTCCTTTAGCGGCAACGTCCCCGGCGCGGCTGCACTGTCCACATTGGACTGCCCGGGAGACTCTTGATCGTCGTCCACAGTGGACGGTTGTGCCTTCTTTGCTCGGGTCCGAGGTGGCATGGCATCTCCTATCCGCACTCGGCGCAGTCGACCTGGACGGCGAGCGTCAGGGTCCCGCCGAGGCACCCGCCGTCGGCCTGGCCCGGCTCCCACGGCCCGGTCCGGTAGTCGTAGATCCGACCCATCTGCTTCAGCCGGCGCCCCACGCAACGCATGGCCGCTGCGTCATCCAGGTTCCAGGCCGCGTCCGCCGTCAGCTGTTCGTCGGTGGGTGCCAGGTTCTGGCCCGGCTGGCTGCCGCACCGGATCACGGTCAACTCCATCTCGACGGCCCAGGTGATCGGGCCGCCTTCGCTGGCCGCGCGCTGGTCCTCGTTGGGGAAGACATCGGTGGGGAAGACCCGGGACACCCGGACGGCCGCGACGCCCTCGCAGCACTCGTCCGCTGTGATGATGCCGGACTCCGAACCCACCAGCGCGATGACCACCTCCACCCCAGGAACGACCCGCAGGTGCTTCGGCTGACCGCGCGCGGTCAGCTCCAGCTGGTCGCCGAGCACCGCCAGGGTGTCCTGGACGACGGGCATGACGAGCGGATCGACGTAGACCATAGAGGCACACCCTACACGGGACGCCACTGGGGAAGATCCGGCGACACGACACGGGGCCGCTGCCGGAGACCGCCCGGGTTGGCCGAGAGGATCGCCTGGTCCACCTCTAGGATGCCCGTCAGGCCCTTGTCCAGCAGATCCTGAAGGTTGATCATCTGGACGGTGGTGCCGTTACGGGTCACCGACTGCACCCGGCGCGGCAGCCGGCAGTCCGCGCCAACGCGGGCCTTCGCCAGCTCGCACGCCAGGATGCCGGCCGCGTCGTTCAGATACTGCGGGACCGGCGTGCCCTTCAGGTACGTCACCGACCAGGTATCTACGTCGCCGAGGACGTGGGCCAGGTTCTGGACGACCGGCCACGCCTTGCCGTCCTGGCGGACCAGGAGGTTACCGTCGGCCCGGTACGCCGACGGGTCCAGGGTGGCCCCGTTGATGGTGACCGACTGCACCCGGTACACCGGCATGGGCAGCTCGATCTGCGGGGGCATGCAGCCGCAGGAGGAGCCCGTGGCGCAGCCGCACCCGCCGCCCCAGAGAATGTCTACCCCGTTGACGAACGCCACGAGCCCCCAGGCGTACTGGCCGCCGTACTGGCCGGCATTCCAGAGGCTCGGGTACGTCAGGTAGGTAGGCAGCGTCTGGTTGAAACAGGGCCGGATGGTGGTCTGGCACAGCCCGAACTGCCGCCCGGTCGCGTTGAACATGATCGTCGCGGCGAAGTTCGACGCGTACGCCTGGATGGGCGCGGTGATCGCTGTGTTGGTGGTCCAGTCCGAACACAGGTCATTGACGTTCGGACTCCAGCCCGGCGCCATGCCGTCGCTGTAGGAGCAGGGGACATCCACGTGGCTACCTCCTGCTCCCAGCGTAGAAGGTCAGGCGCTCGACCCGATCAGGATCACGTCGTAGTTCACCGACGTGCCGGCGCCCGAGTTGGCGATCTGGAGGATATCGCCGGTACCGGCGGTCACCGCGTACGCCGTAGCGTCGGGCGCGAAGAGGGTGAAGATGCCGCCCGGCCGCACGATGATATTGGTGGTGGCGGCGGACAGCCAGGTGGCGAACTGGTTGGAGCCTGCGCCGCCAACCAGCACGTTGTTGGTGTTGCCCGGCGCGGCCCGCACGATCATGCCCTTGATCCGAGCGAACAGGAGCGTGGTGCCGATCGCGTCGACCAGCACGCCGGACACGTCCAGCGGGTCGGTACCGGACGCCGCGATGGTCCGCGTGTCGGCGAACAGGCGGTCGGCCTGGTTGGCGCCGGTACCCGAGACGAGCTGGTAGCTGTACGGGTAGGTCATGGGCGCGCTGGCCAGCTGCCAGTCCAGCAGGTTGTTGACAGTGCCCTGCACGTTCAGCTGGAACAGCTGATTGTCGAGGGTCTGGGCCATCTCTCATCCCTCCGTTAGGGCAGGTTCTGGGCACCGCAGACAGGAGCCGGCGGTGCGACGAGTACCCGCTCCCAGTGGAAGTGCTGGAGCGGCTGGATCGAGGTCAGCAGCGGGGACGCCACGCTGGAGTTATTGAGCCGGATGTTGTACGGGCCCTGGCCCCACGGCGAGTTGTTGTGCGTGTGGGCCTTGATCGAAAACGACGCCACGCCGTTCTCCAGTACCACGTCCCCGGACACCTGCGAGTTGATCAAGAACGGCAGCAGCCGATACCCGTACGGACGCGTGGTGCCCACGCACGCCTCGCCGGCCAGATTCTGCCAGCCCTCCAGGGCGAACGCCGCGCTGTCGCCCTCCTCGGACCGCCACCCGACGACGTTCGGCGTGGCCGCGTCGTCCAGGACGAGGGGCCAGCCCAGCGCGATGTTGATCCAGTAGGGGTCCACTGCGATGAAGTCGATAGTGGCCTCCCACCATCGCAACGGCGGCTGGCCCTGCTCGTTGACGGCGAGTGCGTCGTTGGCGTCGCGCACGTTGTAGTCGGTGGCCGAGTCGTATACCGGCGACAGGGTCACCTTCGTCAGGGCCTGCGAGACCACGGTGGAGGTGAGCCCATGCACGACGTTGCCGCACAGGTCAAGTTTGGTGCCCCGGATCGCGACGCACTTGAACGGCCGCTGGCAGTAGGTGGCCACCTGCTACTCCTCGCCGGGCGCCCCGGCGCCCTCGTCACTGGCCGCGTTGCGGGCGCGCCGGCCGCGACCCTTGGGCTTCTGCTCGGGCTCGCCGGAGTCCTCGCCCGCGTCGTCCGCGTCGTCCGGCTCGACCTCGTCCGACACCTGCGGGTCGTGCCCGGCATGGAAGCTGTCGGCCACCTCGTCGGGCGCGTCGTAGCTCGCGGTGGCCGGGTCCCACGCGACGTGGTGTGGCCCGTAGCCGTTGGCGAAGGCGAGCCGCAGCAGCCGCTGTGCCTGCACGTCGTGCGGCTGGTCGGGGTCGAAGTGCACCTGTGCCATGATCGTCTCTCCTACACGTTCGCCCGGACGACCTTGACGGACGCCGAGAAGCACTCCACGCCGATGATGTACTGCCGGAAGGCATACAGGCCGCGCTGGTTGTTGGTGCGGTTGAGCAGCTGTTCCGGCGGCGACACCCAGATGTCCGGATTCTGCCAGACCATCATCCGGCCGGTCGTCCACATGTACTCGGAGGTGGCGTCTACCGCCTCGTTCGCCGGCCCGACGCCCGTGTACCCGTTGCCGAGCACCAGCGCGTCCTCGTTCCACGTCTGCTCGATGGGCGGCACGGGCACGAACTTGAACTGGTTGCGGTACGCCAGGTAGGCCGCCATGCGTGGCCGGGCGTGGATGAGCGCCTGCCCGTAGTAGTGATCAGCAGCGCTCTGCTCCAGCAGGCTGACGGCCTCCACCACGCCGACGCCGGTACCGCCGGACAGCTCGCCCTGGTACCCGCTGGTGCCGACCAGCTGCTGGAAGACACCGCCGGCCACGCCTGCCTGTCCAGCGGCTGGGGCCACGGTGCCGGCGTAGTTCTGCTGGTTCGTGAACAGGGTCGCGGTGCCGCCCCAGGTGGCCTTCTCGACCACGTTCTGCTCGTAGTTGTAGAGCCGCTGGACGACGCGCCGCCGCGCTTCATCGTTGGAGATGCCGAGCCCGGCCGTGATCAGCGAGGAGTAGACGGCGATCGGCCACGCCTGGGCGATGCCGTCGATCCCGTCCAGCGTGAAGCTGGAGTACGGCGGGGTCAGGCAGGCCGCCGCATACACCTCGGCGCCCACGCAGGTGTCCGGCACCCACAGTGCGCCCGCGTTGGCGTAGTGCGGGTCCCATTCCGTGCTCAGGCCCCCGTATTCCCGGAGCACGCGGAATAGACCGTCCGGCGTGGGCAGCGGCGGAAGAGGGTCACGGACGAGCGGCGGCTGGGCCATCGTCTCCTACCGGTGGGCCCGGATGTTGAACACGAACGCGCCGGCCGGGATCGCCAGGCCGGTACCGCCGTGCGTCTGCACGATCTGGAGTACGTCGCCGGGCAGCACCTCCAGGTTGGCCGCCGTAACCGACAGGGTGAACAGCTCCGCGACCGACTGGACCGAGTTGGTGGCCGACCAGGCGCGGCTGGCCATCGCGGTGGTACCGGACAGACCGTTGGTGCCCTTGTTCTGCACGGTCAGGGTGGAGAAGTTCGAAGCGTTCGCGGTAATCGCGGCGGACGGGACGAACTGGACCGAGACCAGAGTGCCCTTGAACGGGATGACCGGGCCGGCGTTGGTGGTGTCGCCGGTCGCGGTGTACGCGGCGGAGACGACCGGGACAGGGAAGCTCTCCAGCTCCTGGATACTCGCCATGATCTTTCCTC